AACCATTTCATAATCCACGACACCGATAGATGCCTTGAACATATATCTGAAACTGTCACAGCCGCTCATTCTGCGGGTGTTCCATCGGTACACAGCCTCGTCAACATACCTTTGCAGGTACTTGCTTGAGATTGAGTGGTAGATACCCTCAATCATACGCTTCAACGTACCCCAAAAGCCCTCAATCGTATTCGTGAAGTCAGCACCTTTCACATACTCACTCCGTCCGTGGTTGACAACCTTGTGGGTGTACTTGGTTGCGTCAAGTCCGTTGTATGAGGTCAGTTCATCGGTGTAGATGTTTGACCCCTCTGCAACGAATTGGTCAATGATGGGCAGCAGGGTTGCCCCATCCGTCTTGTCGCACTTTAAGGCTACCACCTTACCGCCTCGCTGTATCATTCCGAACACGGGGGTCTTGGTCTTGGTGCTGCGCCCTTGAGTGCCTTTGGTGCGCTTGCTTTCGTGCTTGTTCTTTTCCTTACCGCCAATGTAGGCTTCGTCACACTCCACGTCACCACGCAGCGCAACGGTATCGTCTTGTGCAAACAAAGTGCGGATTTTCTGCAAGATGAACCAAGCGGTCTTTTGGGTGACATCTATGTCCCTTGAAAGTTGGTGCGAACTTACACCCTTTTTGTGGCTGCTGATGAGGTACATAGCCATAAACCACTTACGCAGGGGTATCTTGGTGTTCTCAAAGATAGTACCCACCTTCTCACTGAAGTTGCAGTTGCACTTGGAACAGCAGAACCTGCCATCCTTTCGTTGGTTACAATGATGCTGACCGCAATAGGGGCAGACCACATCATCACCCCAACGTGAGGTAACGATTGCTTGTCGGCACTTGCTTTCGGTGTTGAAATAAGTCGCTACTGAATAAAGCGAGTTGAATTTACTGAAGTTAATCATAGTCCAATTATTTTTATCCTCTACAAAGATACTACAAATAATTGAAAAAACCAAATTTATTTCACTAAAAATCAACTTCATAACTAACTTTTTCAGCCAACAAGTATATCATTACCTAATTTTTTGTATCATATTCTTCCATTAATAGTTTAACAATTAAATCTAAATTATTTTCAATTTGTTGCCAGACATCAACTTTTACCCTGACATCTTTCTTTTGAGGAGGCCAAGGTGAAATGATAATTTCATATTCACATCTTGACCAGTACATATGCATACCTTTACGTTTGACGAATTCTTTCCATTCATCAACAGTTACAGGTCTGTCTTTCTTCCTGCAATCCTCATAACATCTGCGAAAATAAGGAAGAACATCATAAGTTTCTAATTGGTTTCTATTAATGTCCCAATTAAGAACGTTAAACTGATTCTGCAATTTCATTAATTTCTTCTTCAGATTTATTTTGCTTAAGTAACTCAATAATCTTATCTCTACCTAACTTTTTATAAGCAGGAATTAATGTTTTAACTACTAAATCAGCTGGTTCATCAGAATCAATAGCATATTTACGTCCTTCTTTTTCAGCTTCTCTAGAACATTCGTATAAATCTTTACCTTCTTTATTAATTATACGATACTCTATACCTCCAAGAATGGCTTCTCCATAATAACGAGCAATGGATAATTGAGTATTCATCCAATACTCTTGAGTCATTAATAATGGAAATAATCTATCACTCATTGTTTTCTCCTTTCTTAATCAGTTCGGGGTTGTCGTGGATATTTCCGACAACCTCAGCCCATTCATGCGTCGGCGAGCCTGTTGGAAATTCATCATCAAGGTTTCCATTCCAAAGGAAGGCAAAAACGCCACGGACAAATCTTACCTCAAGTTTTTCGTCTATGCCTTGTACAGCGAGGATGTCACCCTCGTAGATTTCCTTGCCGTTCTTGTCGTGCAAGCCTGTAAACTGGCCGACGGTATCTGGGTAACTTCTTTCTTGTGTCATGTCTTTTTAATTTACCAGTTGATGTAACATTCATCGCACATATCAGTAGTACCTAGCAGATGTTCGTTACCCTCAAAGGGAATGCACTGAGTAAAGCTAACTCCATTACATACTGCAAAGTGCCAATACTCATTACCAGTATTACGAGAGAATACTGAATAATCCCAACAACAATCATTATCTGGTCTTACCAGCACAGGCATACCTGCATGGAAGTTTGAGATGTCGTAGTGGGGCTTGATTTTGCGAAGTTCCTTCTTGTCAGCAATCCACTCATAACCATTCTCTTCTATCTTTTGGAATAAGAGGTCACATTGTTCTTTGGCGGCTGGAACCACATCAATCGGAATACAAATAGGACTATTAATAACCATACTATCTTTGTTATAATTTAAATTATTCCCAACATAGCATGAATTATTATCTTTATAAATCCACAACAGTTTACAGCAAGGAGAATAAAGTATATCGCCCTTCTTAGCATCTGCAATCGTCCAAAGATGCCAATCTGCTTCTAGTGTTTTGAAATCATAAGTACAATTCCCACTAACGATATATCTATTTCCAGTTATCATTATAATTTGCTTTGGCGGAAGACTGGTCCTATTTTCATTGTAAGCAATCCATTTCCCTACCTGGAACTTAGGACTAATAATCTTACGAAGTTCTTTCTTTTCGCTATCCCACTGGTAGCCTATCTCCTTTATTTTGGCAAAGAGCAGGTCATATTGTTCTTTAGTAGCGGGTTTTACGTTTTCTATGCTTGTCCAGACGTTACTTGGGAACATATCCAATCTTACTCTTCCATTTCGAGAAATTCCTACATAAGCACCTGCGTATGAAAACTCAATGTTTCCGTCATAAATAAACGGATTATCAGTTCCACTTACAAGTACATCACCATCCTTTGCATCTTTGATAGTCCAAAGGTGGTAATTCTCATCGGTATGAGTAATATTATAGTTACCGCAAAGACCTTCTATAGATTTACACACATAAATACCGTCTTTTTGATTAACTTCAACAATTTGGATTGGAATTGTAAATGTCCTATCATAAATGATCCAGTCATTAACTTTGAATTTAGGCTTACGAGGTGCTTTCCATCCTTTCCAAGTACGACAATCCTTGCTTGGGAAGAGAAGGCATTCGGCATCACTATATAGCATATGGCTTTTGTTAACCTTATATTCTCCAGTAGGTGAGAACCATTCATGTGTTTCACGTTCAGTTTCTACAACAATGGTTAAATCTGCGGAATCAATGGCTAGAAACTTTACTTCACCAAATAGTGGTGAGTACAACTTTGTTCCTTCAGGACAGTTTTCTAATAATTTCGCTATGTTATTCATAATTATTTATCTTTAATATGTGGAGAAAATAAATTATAAAAAGATGCAAAAGAATTACACATGTAGATTTGTTCTTTACGTTCTAAATCTTCAAATTTAACTATTTCTTCACCTTTTTTAGTCTCGCAACTTACAAGACCGTCATCTCCGATAGTTAGTATTACAGTTAACATTTCTCTTCAAAGATTTCGTCGAACAAATCACTAGGACACATATAAGCAGACGAACCTACCTGATTATGTCCATCTACATCTTGAACAAGTAAACATTCTTTAAACCTTTCATGGTTCATAAGAAGTTGACTGTTAGGCCAAGTTACTAGAACGTAAGTATTTTTAAACATCTGACAAATTTGATTGTCAATGTTGTCCCTTACAGTCTTTAACTGGTCTATAGTTTCAGCAACTATTTTAGCTGCTTCAGTTCTTTCAGGATCAATATCGTTGAATAAATTTTCAGCATCTGAGACAAATGAGTCGTATTCAAATGACTCATCAACAAGATTTGATATTATAATTGCTTTCTTAGGAATCATAACTAAAAAAATTAGCCAGTAACCGAATTAAACGGCTACTGGCAAGTTAAAGTGATTACTTAACACTGTCGACACATGTTGAATCTACTACAAGAGAATCAATTTGTGCCTTAGCTCCTTGCTGAGCTAACAAGTAATTGACATCGGCAATAGTAATTTCGCCGTCGCCGTTAAGATCGTACTTAGCAGTATCAGTTGAATTGTGTAATACTGCTTCTTGTAGCTCACCAAGATCAGAACACTTCTTAGGTGTAGGATCGCATGCTGTAGCAAGCATAATAAGTGCTGCAGCAAAAATAAACTTCTTCATATTACAAAAAATTTAATTGAGAAAAAATCTATCTCTAAGTACATATAAGTGCTTAGTAAACACACTTATGGAGTGCCCAGCAAAGGAATCGAACCTTTGAATCTTACCCGACGCAAGATATTACTTCTAACCGAATAGTGGATTACCACCATTTTTGCTTAATGCCCGAACTATTTAAAATTCAGTTATTTTCAAAACTATTTCTTAGAATGTCACCACTCTAACCACTTATCTTGTCGTAATACGCATTTCCGTTTATGCTATCTAGGCAAATTAAATTATTGATAAGGATCAAGTCCTATAATCTTCATCTCAGTAGCCACAATTTCAGTAGTAGAATACCAATAGTAAGTTCCTTTTGGTATAATACATTTTACGAGTACTCGACAACCCCATCCAAAGCAACCTGGTTTAGTTTTATAAGCATGAACAACTTCGCCATTAAAGAAATCCTTAAAGTTTAAAAGATAAGCATTTAACCACTTAAACCTAGATAATCTTTTAGCACATTTAATAGTATCACCAATAGTATAAGGACCTGCAGGCATTAATGAAGAATATAACTTACCATCGCATAAATCCATTACTTTCCAGCATTCTATATCTTCTTTAGCCTTAAAAGGACCTTTACTTAACGAACCGTTAAAATAACACATAATAAATTGAATAAAAGGGAGAAGTATATTTCAACTTCTCCCAAATTAACAAAATTTAATTCAAATAAGTCATATCAACTTTCTTAAATAAAGAGTCTGGACTATATCCTAGATAAATATTCTGAAAGTCAATAATATCAAACTTTAATTCCCAGGGCTGCAGGCTGGTGGGCCAATTTCTTGACTTATGGATAACAGCAATAGTGCCACAACAATCCATGTGAGTAATTACAAGATTGAACTTTACTCCATACATTCTTGCATAATTATCCAAACGATGCCGAACAAATGCATCTCGCAATAAAGTAAGATTGTGAACTCCAATCTTAAATTTACCTTGAGGTCCATTGTCTAAATTTGTAGGTTCTTCTAAGTTAGTGTAATTACTTCTAATTACTTTTTCACCTTCTGGCTCGTAACCATTTCCGTGTCTAGTAAGATAACTACGAATAACTAGATAAACCTCCGCATCATCAAGATATTGCCTTGGAACACCATTAAGTCCTACTTTAGATGGAGTACAATGTGGCATAAACCCATTCTCCATATCTAAAAGAAGTCCTTGAGAACCTTCAAAGATTAATGTATCATACGCAGTTAATGTATCATAAGAAGTAAAATAAACACGACCAAGTAACCATTCACAAGCCTCGATAAATTCCTTATTCTGATCACTTCCAATCAATTTAAGATATGCTTTAGGATAAAGTACAGCCATTGCAGCACTTGGTGGATTTTCATACTTTTTATATCGCATAAATGTAGCATGAATACCACAACCACAAGAACCATGTTCTTTTACTTTTGTATTATTACAATCAACTTCTCTATCCATTGGTGTAATAATACGACAAACATGATCTATATTAATTTTTGGACTAATTCCCTTATCAATAAGACATTGCATCTCATTTCTAAGGGAAATAGGATCAATATAGACATCAGGGCCTAAATAAGTTGGAACATTAAGTAATACGCCAGAACCAACAAGTGAACATACATGTTCTACATTATTATGTACAACTCGATGCCCTGCCTGTGGTCCGCCAGAAAAGCGTACTACTATAGGTTCATCATTGTCTTCTAAAGCTTTCTGGCAAAGCCATTGTACTGTGTTGCCTTTACCTTCGTCTCCGAATAAGGTACCAAGTACAATCTTAACCTTCTGAATCATTGTAACAGTTAATCACAATTCTCGGAATTAATTCGGCAATGTCACTGCCATCAGATGCCACTGATTTAATAGCATTGATGCCAAGATAACGTTGCCAGTTAGTTTTATTGAACGAATAGCCCCAACGACTGCCTTCACAATGAATGTGGAAAACATTCCACTTCTCTTGAACAGCCTCAAGAAGTTCAGAAGCAGTAATATCTCCTTGAGCACCATCATTCAGATAGCGATCAAGTTGCTCTTTGGTCAAAGTTCTTTGACAAGGTTCGTCACCAATCGTGATAAGAACGCCTTTCTTATGACGTTTCTCCCACGCATCAGTAACCACATGCTTATGTGCGAAATACCAAGCCAACGGATAAGACTCATGTGCATTACCACCGCCTTTACCTTCAAGGTAGATTTCGGTAAGCCACTTCTCCATAAGTTCATCTGAACTCTCAAACTGACTTACTTGTAATGGACCTTCCTCTCGGTAACAGCAATCGCCAATTCCCATAAACATAATTTGAGGATTAGGAATGCCAGCCTCGATGATCTTCTCCATAATGTCGGGAAGAACATTCTTGATAAGAAGTTCAGGAATTTGTCCCATGCTGCCAGTCTCGTCAAGAGCAATAATGATAGGATATGACTCTAGGTGTTCTTCGGAATCTCTAGATTCACGAATCTTAACACCCTTAGGATTCATACTCGGACTCAAATGCCTCTGACTAAAGATTTCTTCACGAGACTTAGTTTGATAAGAAGCAAAAGATCTACTTCTTGATTCTGAAACATTATAACTTCCACCTCCCATATTACTTGTCCTCCTTTAAAGCCTCTTTAAGTTTAGTTAAAGCATCAGGGTTCTTAAGAATAGTGTTAAGAGCCTGATCTACTGTAGGCTCACTCACAGTTTCTTCAGAAGCATCTGCTTCTTCTTGAACTACGGGTTGAGCTACAGGCTGATTAAACATATTAGCAAAAGGATTCTGATTGCCTCCCATCATAGAGGCCATCATCATCATACCCATTGCATCAGAGCTACCTCCACGACTCTTGTCAAGCATCATCAACATCATAGGATTGATGTTAGAGTTAGCAAACAAGTTCTTACCTTGTGGAGTCATGCTTAACATCATGATGCCATTGAAATCAATCTCTTCTCCTGTACACATAGCATACAGAATGGGATTAAATCCAGAATTGGGATCAAAGTTAAACATGTTGATAAGCACACGAAAAGTTGCTTGACCCATCAAAAAGTCTTCAACAGCGGCTTGAGTAGTAGTTACGCCACTGAATGAAAGAGTACGAATTCTTCCATCTGTAGTCTTACCTAAAACCTTAGCATAGCTACGATCTCTCTTGATAATATCGCCAGGAACAATAGCAGCTATGGGCTTCTCGATAGAGAATACAGGGAACAGAAAAGTCATTCCTGCAGGAAACTTAACAAGTTTGTTAGTTGAATCACAACCAACATACTTATCACCAACCGGAACACAGAGGATGCCAGACATAGAAAGTCTTACTCCATCTTCCTTAACTGGCATAAATTGGGAAGTATAACTATCCAAAATGCCATCAAACATAGAAGAATTTGGTTTCATTTCTAGATTTGTTTTAGAATTTGTTTTTGAAACTGATTTGTCATTAATTGTATCTACAATGATGGTTTTAATCTCTCTACCATCGTGCCAGGGTTTAGAATCCACATAATCTACTTTAACAACTTCACAAGGAGTTGAATAGACAGGTGAATCAATCATATCTCCAGGCTTAACATCATATTCACAGACGAACTTATATTTCTTCTGCGTATTAGCCTGTAGAAAGTCTAAACGTTTTTTAGTGAAAATTACTGTTACAACTCTATACATATATGATGGATTTAAAAATAAAGTTCAAATAAAAAGAGACTACCAATAATTAACAACAGAAAAAACACTTTAACTAACTTTTTAATTAACTTTATACCTTTTGGTAGTCTCTTCTAGCGGATATGGGAGGTTCCGACCCTCATTCAGAAAAACTGAACGTTTTGCTTAGCAGGCAAACCCTACTCCTCGCAGGTTCCTATATCCATAAAAGTCCTCGTTATCACAACGAAGACTTTCCTATTATGATTAAACCTTAACTATATGAAAAAATTTTAGCTGTCGGGGTGACACGACTCGAACGTGCGACCTCATTTTTTCTTTCTATTTTTCTTTATATCTTCTGTAATCTCTAGCCCTCCTCTGTGAACTTTAGAATGACAATTGGCACAAAGAAAAATTAAGTTATCTACGTCATTATTATCATGATTTAAATCAATATGATGTACCTGTAAAACGTCCTGATCTTCTATTCCACAAATAGCACAAACTGGTTGATAAGTTTTATGTGCATAAGTCAAATATGTATTACTTCCTAATCTTCCTCCTTTCCAATTAGGATTATTTTCTTTAGTTCTAAAATGCGAATTATTATAGGAACAGGCACACGATTTATTACAGAAGACATTTCCATATTTACTTCGTTTAATTTCTGATGGAGTTTTTAATATCTCTTTTCCACAATAAGCACAAGTGCATTTAATCTTTTTTGCTATACTCCTACATTCATTAGAGCAATATATCTTCCAACCTTTTTTCTTGGATTCATTAACTTGTCTAGCGGGTCTATCAATAATTTTCCCACAGACACTACATTTTACTTCCATATATATAATATATTAATTATACACAAAGATAGTATAAAGTTTTTGAACCCACAAACAAAAGACCAGATTTTATAAAAATAGTCGAAGACGTGCGATTTGAACGCCAATTCCACATCCCAAATGTGGCGTGTTACCGGATTACACTACGTCCTCGATGTCAGGGGTGCAGTGCCCTAACTAGACTGAACTACACCCCGAGTAAATACTCCTTATTATCACAACAAGGAGTATAAATATTACTTTTCTAAATCTCTCACTTTATTAGCAATGGACGACACTTCATCCTTAGTCACATAAAACCAACCGTCAGTATTCAAATTATCAACATAAATTAACCTAAAACTTAACTCTTCTGGAGAGTATTTAGAAAAGTCTAATGAAAAGTAATCAATATCATCTTTAGTATTGAAATTATGTTTAATTATACTTACATCAAATGTATCAACACCATCACCACAAACAAATGGTCCTCCCATAATGTTTAGACCATAACCATTAGGGAATAATATAATTCTTTGTGATAACATTACAGTTTTTATAACTTCTACTGTTAAATCTTCTAATTTTATCATAACTTTTAATTTTATTAGCGGGGATTGTTGGACTTGAACCAACGACATCTTGTTTAACAGACAAGCGCTCTAACCAGCTGAGCTAAATCCCCAATAAAGTGGGTATTTCTACCCACTAAATTCTACTTTACTTTATAACTTTATTACTTGTTCTCGATTTTAGGAGTATCCTCCTTCTTCTTAAAGAGACCACCAAGAGCCTCTTTAATGGGGCCAGCAGTCTGAATCATAGGCATGACAGACTGCGCAATGCTTGTCATGAACTGTGCAGCAGTGTTCTCACTACCATACACACTCACATTGCCGAGGTGGATGTGCTCATAAGCCTTAGCCTGAGCCTCTGCGATACCCTCGATGTGATCTACAGTCATGTACTGTACAATCATATCAGGAGTCATGCCGGCATAGATCATTGCCTTAACTACCTCTGCAGGAATCATACCAACTTTGGTCTTGGCATCAGCATCTGCCATCAGCAATGCACGTTCACCTTCAGCTTCGGCCAGCTTTACTGACTTAATACCTTCGGCTTCTGCATTCTTTGTCAGACGAATCTTCTCTGCATCAGCCTCGGCCTCTTTCAGAATGGCAGCTGCCTTAGCTTCTGCATCAATGATAGTCTGCTGCTTAGCAGCTTCTGCATTGATGAGAATAGTCTGCTTCTCCATCTCAGCAGGAACAATCTTCTCTGCAGTCAATTTAGCCTTTTCAGCTTCCGCTTTGGCCTTATTGACTTCAGTTTGACGCTCCTGTTCCAACTTAGAAACGGTCATTTGTGCATCAACCTTAGCTGACTCAACAGTTTTTACCTGTTCAGCCTGTGCTTTACCTGCTTTTGCAGTTGCTTCAGCTACAGCAATTTTTGCTTCCTGCTGAGCTACACCAGCTTTCTTATCAGCTTCAGCCTTGCGCTGTTCCTTCATTGATTCGAACTCAGCTTTCTTTGCTTCTTTTTCCTGGATAGCTTGGATAGTCTGAGCCTCCTGATTCTGCTGTGCCTTAGCAACTCGAATCTCCTTAGTTGCTTGAGCTTCTGCTTCAGCTGCATCAGCTTCTGCATCTGCCTGAGCTACTTTCGCAGTAGCATCAGCATCTGCTTGTGCCTCCGCAATATCAGCATCAGCTTTAGCACGAGCCACTTGAGCACGTTTGTCGGCTTCCTGGGCTGCAATACCAGACAATTTAACCTTATCTGCTTCTGCCAGACTTACTTCTTTGTCTCGCTCAATCTCTGCCACACGAACAGTCTGTTGCTGCTTAGTTTCTGCAACTGTCACAGCCTTATCTTTCTCTGCTGCAGCAATCTGAATGCTCTGGTCTTTCAGAATGTTTGCCTTTCTTACTTCACCATCACGTTCCTTCTCGGCTATATCAGCCAATGCATTTGCGCGAGCCTCGGTTACCTTCTTCTTACCCAGATTGTTCAAGTAATCATCTTCATCCATAATCCTCTGGATATTGATGTCAATGATTTCATAACCAATCTTAGTCAGTTTGTCAGCCAAGCTAGAGAATACTTCTTCCTTAAACTTATCTCTATTAGAGTTCAAGTCTTCAATAGGCATAGAAGCTACAATATCCCTAATGGCACCATCCAAGATAGTCTTAATCTGGTCTTGAATTTCAGAAGGTTTAGCAGTCAAGAATCTGTTTACGGCATTAAGCTGATTAGTTGGATCAGCACTAATGCCAGTAGTTAAGGCAATATCTACATGAGTAGTTACCATTCCCTTATCAGGACCAACAACATGTGATGGAATCTGGAAGGGAAGCATAGACATTGTCTTATAATCCTGAATAAAAGGCCATACAAACACGCCACCACCAGGATAAACCTTTGCAGCCTTCTTGTTGCCTGCTAGTTTACCAAAGACAACCAGCAATTGATCACTCGGACACTTCCTGTAACGAGAAAGTAAGCCAAAAACAGTAAGAAGTACCAACAGGACAATTGCGCCTATTGTAATAATTAAAGTCAGATTCATTGTTTAAATAAGATAAAAATTGTTAACGTAATCTTTAATTACTACCACATCACCAGTTCGATACTCTTCAGTAGAAAGTGCATTAACTTCTACACATCCAATCTCATTATTAACAGCAATTCTATAATGATATTTACCATCAATTTGCTGTTTAAGATGAATCATAGAAACAGTTGCAGTTCTACCTACAAGCTTTTCATTAGTAAGTGGTTCTGGTTTTGTTTCAAGTTTTAAAGTTAATTTATAAGTAAAGTAAAGTAGAATCATAACAATAATACCTAGTATAAATGCAATTAAGTAATCATACCACATTAATTGATGAATATGATATAATCTTAAAGACATCCAACCAAAAGAACCCATAAGAAAATGGGTGAGACCTTTAAATGAGACTAAATCACCAACATCAGCATCTGCATCAATGTCAAAGTCTCCAAATAACCAACTTATGATAATTCGTAAAATAAAAATACCATAAACTGAGATAGTTACATAGTGAATCCATTCCATAACTTTTAAACCATTAAACTTTGGGAGTTATACGGGAATCGAACCCATATTAGAAGAACCACAATCTTCTGTGCTAGCCGTTACACCAATAACTCCATGTAATATTAATTTGTATCCCCGACGAGGCTCGAACTCGTGACTCGCTGATTAAAGTTTTATTTATTCTTTAATTCTTCTAAAACTTCATTTGGAAGCCAAGTAATGTTTCTACCATTACCCTTATTTGCACCTCTATAATTTTCTGTCAAAGAGTGACAGTTAGGGCATATTAACCTCAAATTGTCCTCTCTATTATTACTTGCATCTCCATCAATATGATCTATTTCTAACGGTAAAGTATTAGTATATGGGTTTACTTTAGACCATCCACAAATACAACATTTGTTTTCATACTTATCGAATATATATCTTCGTAAGTGAGATGACATTTGTTTCCATTTCTTTCCTACAGTTGCAAAATCAGGATTTTCTTGATTTACTTTTTTATATTCTTCTACCCATAAATTGTGTTCGTACTCTAGTTGGCAAGCATTACTACAATATTTATGTTTTTTATTATCTCTTGTTCCAACATTTAATTCTTTACCACAATTTAAACAATAATACTTTTTTCCAGTTCCTTTATTAGCTGGAGTTTTTCCTTTATTACTACTTCTAACAGGTAATTCTATTCCTATTAGTCGAGCAACTTTTCTAATATTTCCACCAGAACATCCATACTTTTTACCTATCTCTTCATATGACAATTTATCTTTTAGAATCATCTATTCCAAATTTTCTTTTTCATCAAACCATTTACTTTTCATAATTTAATATTTTAATGTTATACTTTATTTACTACAAAGATAATTTGAACGGTGGACAGTTCAAAATAAATTTGGACAAAAAGTAAAAAAATTTAATAAAGAAGAACTAGTGCCCCCACTTGGAGTCGAACCAAGCTTTCCTGATTAAAAGTCAGGGGTAATCGCCATACAGGACTAACCGATATACTATGAGGGCATCTTTATAGTAACTCTACCTACTGAGCTACGGAGATGTGCGTCTGGTGGGACTCGAACCCACAAACCTTGCGGCACCAGATCCTCATACTGTTGAGTCAAACAGCTTGGACTATCTCTTTACCATATCAAAAATTGACTTAGGTACTAGGTGTATAGTCTCTACACATTTATGAACGTTAAAGAAGGACATCGGCTATGTTATCTTATCCACCTTATTTATATATTTCGGATACTCCTTCACACTCTTCATTTCAGCTCAGTCGTGTACGTTCAATTTAGCTCGGGATTATTACAATTTATTTTACAAGGCTTGTACCTTCCCCGAATTAGCCTAGTTCTACTTTAGAAGTTTCCTTCTAAGCACTCAAAACCTTATTACTGGATTTTCCGGAATAATTTTCTGTTAAAGCATGACAATTAGGGCAAAGAATTTGGAGATTTTCCAATCTATTATCTTTATGAATTCCATTTATATGATGCAATTCTAAAGGTATAGGATTTCCCTCCCATTCTGTTCTCTAACATCTTTCACACTTACGTTCTTTAAGACCTTCTTTTAATATTCTATTTTTTATATTAAATGAAGTCCATCCAGAATTTTCAACTAGAATTTCAGAAATGTCTTTTTTCTTAATTGACTTATGATCTTTACTAGTAAGACCTTTATTCCATCTAGCTCCAGTAAAATGACTCATATCTAATTTTAATTCTTTAATCTTACGTTTAACTGTACTCAAATTTCCTCCTTTATCAGAAATTCCGATACGTCTACATACTTCAGAGTAGGATTTAGAATCCTTTACTGCCTAAATAAATTGTTCTTCTGTATATCTTTTACTTGCCATAATATAAAATTTTAATATACAAAATTACAAAAAATTATTGAGTACGCAAAATAAAATTAAAGAAATAAAATTAAATTTTTTTAAGTCTGACGTGTTTACCTATTTCACCACAGACGCATAAAGAGAATGGCTTCAGGCGGTTTTATCCCTACTTCATCTATCTGGAAAGTGACCTCAAAACCAAATAAACTCCGGTGTCAAGCTTGATTCTCTCTATATTATGAATCCATATAATGTAATTCTCTATGGCAATTTGCACATAGAATTATACATTTACTGATTTCTCTCTTTAAATATTCAAAAGAACAGTTTCTTCTAATCTATTGTGATATGTTAAATGCTTTATTAGTAGTATGATGAAAATCTAATACATACCATCTATTATCACCACATATAGCACATTTAGAACGTTTCTTAATATCCTATACGTATTTTCTAAGCATCTTTACATGTTTTCTATAAGCCTGTCTAGCGGCCTTTCTATCACGACGATTAGTTTGTTTCTTACAGTTACTTCTCTAAGTATGTTTCATAAGCAATAATTATTTAAAATTAGCATGCGCAGAAGGACTCGAACCTCCAACCTCTGGTTTTGGAGACCAGCATTCTACCAATTGAACTATGCACACATGTGGAATCTGTGAGATTCGAACTCCTATTTAACCTTGCAAAGGTTACGTGTTACCAATTACACTACAGACCCCTAAAATAGGTGAGGAGCGTCTTTACTTCCCACTCTTTAATTATCGACTCACCTATTATCTAAACTATTATAATGTTTAGTTTAAATTGTGTTAAGAAACTTTACATAATCTTCATATGAATCATTTTCAGCATGATTAAGTATTTCCTCAACTTCTTTGGCTGTTAGATATCCCTTTACTTGATCTCCCCAAGCTTCAACAGTATCATCGTCAGAATAAGTATAATCTCCATATACTACACTTAGACCATTTCCGTTAGGAAAATTTACACATGCTCTATGTATAGTCATAAAGAAATCGCTTTGAGTTTTAAATTTTAAATCACTAAATTTCATTTTACTTCAGTATCAGTTCTTAATTTAGGTAATTTCTCAAAATCATATGATTCTAAGCCCTCTAAACCTTTAACGGTTGCATATCTTGCATTTGCCACTATTAAAGATTGAATATTATCAGTCATTTCAACAAGAATAACTAATTTATCGAAAGCATAAGCTAATCCTTGTTCTAATGTTGTTCCACTAGTAGTTTCAGTTCTACCATAATTTAAAACTACTACAATTCGACTTGCTTTAATAGCTTCAACATCATTACGAAATACTTGAAGTCCCCATTCAGAATTAGGCCAATCCCAAGAGTGTTCAAGAGTATGTTCCATTGGAACATAGACATCAAAACCTTTATTTGCAAGTATTTCTTTAGCTCGTTTAATATTCTCTCGTTTATCATTATCAAGAGAAGCAGCTAAATAAAGTTTATTGTTCACCATCTGGATATTGATTATCAATTTTTTCAATGTAACTTAAAGGAGACTCACCTACACCAATGTTATGAATTTTAGTAAATCCATTTTCTTTAGTAATAAGTGATTCTTCTGGTTTGATACTACCTTTATATTTAGTACCATAGTCTCCTGTCATTTTCTTTGTGGCAGGATCAAGATCTCCCCAATCACTTCTATTATTAGAATCAATTGGTTCAACGTAATAAGTCCTTCCAGTTCTTAAAGATTTAACAATAAACCTTCCAGTCTTATCTCGTTCAGTTAGAAACTTTTTATTAAAATCATTGTCCATAATATTTAAATTTAGCGACTCTGACGGGACTCGAACCCGCGATCTCCGCCCTGACAGGGCGGCATCCTAAACCAGCTGGACCACAGAGTCATAAACTTCCAGTAAGGGCTTTTTAAGAAATAAATATAATATTACTTACCTTACTGGAAGAAAGTTATGAAACAATTAATCTACACTATCAGTTTGTTCTTCAATCTTACTGTTTAGGTAAGAATCAATAGCCATAACAACTTTATCGGGAAGTTGTTTTGCTGTTTCATTAGTCTTTAGGTAATCAAACGTACCTCCTACTCCATAAATGATGTAAGCATCTTTAGTTGAAGGGATAAATGTATTGATAGTTGATACAGAAATAAATACAATAAGTGAAACGATTGCCGTTTTCTTGAAGTAATTCCTCATCTTTTTAATGCCTTCATCATCAGAATCAAACTCATCGTCATCATAGGTAACTCCAAAACCTATAAGTCCGACAATAAGTACTATAGCAGCAATAACAGCAAATGCTACTAAAAGCTTGTCAATAGAATCTAATCTAGTAATCCAATAAAATTCGTTCATAATGTTAATTATTAAAGTTAATAAAGTTAATTGTAGTGTCAGCGGGGTATGATCCCGCAATCTCCGCCTTGAAAGGGCGACGAGTTAACCAATTACTCTATGACACCATATTACCCACCATTTAAAGACCGATGGGCAAGTCTCTTCAACCTGGGCTTGGGTGTGCGCCCGTGTCAGGAATCGAACCTGAACGCTTTGCTTAGTCCACAAAGACGGGCTTATTCGTTATTATAGTTTCTTGCTGCAAGCATTACTGCTAGAGCAAATAAAGGCTCTTCGTCCATTGCAGTTAATAATGCAACAGATACATCATGAACTGCATCTTGGTTGTCTTGATCTTTAGCTATAGCTAAAGCGCTATGTAAATTGTCAACGTCTATATACATCATAACTGTAAAGTTTAAAAGTAAAAGGGTGAATAACTCAAGCAAATTAGAAATCCACCCTCGAACCACCATAAATGAAAAGAATTTTTTAACTATGAGTCGATAACCAGAATCGAACTGGCATCTCCAGTATATTACCGGCGCACTAACTTTATGCTATATCTACAATCTTAAAATCTTTGTCTATTATCTTTTCTTGTAGCATTTTGATTACGACTACCATAATTTTCAGTCATAGCATGACAATTAGGACATAATAGCTAAAGATTTTCTTCTTTATTATTAGTACAGTCTCCATCAATGTGATGAATCTGTAAAATAGAAAGATTCGTATATGGGTTTATATAGTTTTTATGACACTTTTGACATTTATAATCATTCTTTTTAAAAATATATCTTCTTACAGCTTTGATAATACCATATTTACCACTAATTCCATCTTTTTCTCCATTTTTCCACTTTTCAATATATTGTTTTTCATTATACTCTGCTTGACAAGTATTATTACAAAACTTATTACCTCTATTAATCTCTTTATTACAGTTTAAACAGTATGAATGTTCTGGAAGTTTATTTCCATTTCTACAAATACCTTTATTATTATAAGAAGTAGCACATGAATGATCACAAAATTCATTGTCTCTTTTTTCATAAGGAATTACTTTTCCACAAAACTTACAATATTTTGGATTTTCCTCGTAAATTTTTCGTGTTATTCTAATTTTTATATGTGATGTATCTATTTCATTTAATTTTATAAATTCTCTTAATAATTTTCTATTATATGGGTTATCTAGACAATTTAAATTTGTTAAAATCTATCTAAAAGTATTAAATTTATTTATACTTTGTATTATTTCATCATTTGATAATTCACTAAATTTACTACACATATTAAAAAAAAATAATTATTAGAGCAGTATACGGGAATCGAACCCGTGCATGCCTTCGGAATGGAAATCCGATGTGCGCCTCCAACTACACCAATACTGCATTATTGTGGGCATGGTAGGGCTTGAACCTACGTATTTCCAAGGTATAAGCTTGGAGCCTTCACCAACTTGGCCACATGCCCGTCATAAAAAATCAGCAAGGGAAAGTCGCTAACTCTCGATACCTGGCTGATTTAAAACTATAAATAACTAAATACTCCATTTGCACTTATCAGTTTCAGTAACAAACATCTGGGGACTGATTTCTACTTGAGCGCATTGCTTTATATTCAATCCCAGGAGTCGGTGTGGCATTTGCCGGCCTACCCACATACCTAGTCCAAGTTTTGTCCAGTTCTTCTGGCGCTAGTTATTTATAGTTTTATTTTATAAATTAAACTACACGATACCAACCCGTATTATTTACGTCTGTATCCACCCTTTATGATTCATAACAAATCATCCCTTCTGTAAGTGAAACTTACCCTAGTCCTAGAGCCTCATTTAATTTATAATTTATTTACAAGAGCCTCTTGTCGGATTCGAACCAACGACCTGCTGATTACAAATCAGCTGCACTACCGCTGTGCTAAAGAGGCAAATTTGTGATCTCGCTGCGATTCGAACGCAGGACCCACAGTTTAGAAGACTGTTGCTCTATCCTACTGAGCTACGAGACCATCATCAATTTTAATTGTTAAACTTTGTAGGGGAAGCGGGACTCGAACCCGCATGGTTAAAAACCGAGGCATTTTAAGTGCCTTGCGTCTGACCAATTTCGCCATTCCCCCAACCTTCTTAGTTCTTGATTACAGTATAACCATACTTCTTAGCAACCTTCAGAGCCTCGCTAAGCCTAACTCCATTACGAATGATAGGATCATAAGTAACTACGAAGTCACTCTTCTCGAGAAGTGCAATTGCTGCTTCTACAGCTGCATCCTTACTCTCAGGTTTCTGAAGCACAGTATTCTGAAAAGTCTCAATTTTCTTTTGATGAACTGGTTGCTCTGGGAATTTATAACATCCGTGCTTTACACGAATAATAATTCCTAATTTAACACAAACAGGAATTGTTCGATTATAGTGAGGGAAAACCTTCTCAATAAGGGAACACAGAGTTTGCCTGTTCATTTCTTCATTCTGATGCTCAAGGCGCAAATTGTTAAACTGTTGTGCCATCAGTTTTGGATCTTTCTTCTTCATTTTGGTGATCTTTAAAGTGTTAATAAATACAGTTAATTGTAGTGAGAGAGGGATTCGAACCCCCGGATCCCGTAGGACCTTTAGTTTTCAAGACTGACGTATTAGACCGCTCTACCATCTCACTATTAGAGTCCCAGCCTGGATTCGGACCAGGGAAATGATTTCTCATATAACGGTTTTGCAGACCGCTCCCTTAGGCCGCTCGGGCATCCTCACATGATTGTAGCGGGAGTCAGACTCGAACTGACGTTTGTACGGCTTATGAGACCGCGCTGGTTCCATCTCCAGTCATCCCGCTATTTGCCACAATTACAGGCTGTGGCCAACTGCCTAATCGAAGTTTATACACTCTAGTTAGGTTTAGTGTTTAATGCATCTACAGTAGGTGAACTCCTTGCCAAGAGTTGTTAGTCCTTAGTAGAGTACATTGTCACAGAAGCTATAAGTATATCTCCTGCCTTTGTGGTTTTTGTGCGACGGGTAACACCAGTAACCTCAGTTTCACTTTCGTAGAAACTTTCAAACTAACGGCATCTTTTTGGTCGAATGCATACCCTCCAGTTCACGCAAGGAGTGCGGGCAATTTCTTTTACTTTACAGAGAATCCTTCACCCCAGTTGTCTTTCATAGCCTTAGCCATGCTACGAATGTTGTCACGGTCAATGTCAACACCCATAACCTCCTTAAAGGCAGTTATGAAGCGTTGTTCAGGAGTTTCGGACATATCCTTGGTCTGACTGAGTTCAACCTGATGCAAATAAGACACAACTGAGTACTTAATGTCATCAGCGCAAACCTCATTGCTATCGGCAAGAACCATCATAGCCTTGACCTTCTCAATAATTTCTGCCATAAATGCAGGAGCGATGTGAGAATCCTCAATCATCTTGCAGACTTCATCCAAAGAGTCTTTGATGACATAATTGCCAACTTCAAAGCTCTTACGAATAAAGACATCTGCAGTCTCAGCATCGAGAGTACCCATACTGATGATAGTACCAATGCGCTTACCACGCAAGAAAGTCGGTTCAATCAACTCAATGTGATTAGTAGTGAAAAGAGTAATGACATTCATGTCCTTAGTATCACCACCATCGAGAGTGTTAAGAATGTCCTGCATGGCAGCATCACGTTTGCCACGAACAACTTGATCAATATCCTCAGTAAAGACGATACAACCCCAACCAGAGCGATCAATAGTCTTAGCCATACGAATAGCCTCAGCCAAGATAGTAGGATCCTTCAAATAAATGAAAGACCAACCTTTACCGATGGCTTCCTTAGCCAACTTAAAGGCTAGTAACGTTTTCAGTTTTGTTATCTCATGAGCTTTTTATCTCATGATTCTGCAAATTCATTTCTTTGCAGCTCAGCGTACATTTTCATCTTCAGCATAATCTGTTAAGATGTCGGATACTCTTGGGTATATTATATTTATTCAATACCTACGCGTTACGATGCTTCTAAGCCTTACGAAATCTTAGAAGTTATCTCGGTATTAGCATCGCAGCCTTCACCGATATTACCCGATAATAATCCATGAGATTTCTCCCATAGACGGCAAATATCTAGATATTTGTTATATTTTCTTTGTAAGTATATTGTACAATCTTTATAAAGATAATTCAAAAAGTTCATTCCTTTTTCTGAAGTTAATTGAAATGAATAAGTAAACTCAGAGTGTCTTTTATCATGATGATATTTAAGATTAATATTTAAATCAGATAAAATATTATCTAACATATTTAAAGTTCCTAAACAAGAACACTAAAATTTATCATCGTAAATACCTAAACTCCCATCTCCATCAAAATATCCTCTTATAAAATGTCTCTTTAGATCTCCAGACAAATTAGGGAATCTTAATGTTAAAGATTTATTAGGAGTACACCCAAGTTCATTCAAAGTATACCATAAATGTTTATTATTGATTATCCATCTGCATCTTTTAAAAGTCTTTCCATTTAATACAACATTTCCAGTAACTACATTGTTCTTACTATGCTGCATAAAAGAATTAAACTTATCTAAATGCTCGTGATCAACTTCACTTAAAGATAATTCAAATTGGTATCTAGATTTTTTCTCCTTGATAAGAGGAGAACTATCTATACTTCCATCAGCATAAATAAATCCTAACCAATAAGCTTTTTCTTCAGAATCAATAATATCGAACACATTTTCATTAAATTTAGTTTTATTCTGCTTATTTTCAGCTACAATTCCAATTTGTTTTAGGTTTAAACAAAAACTAGTAGGATTTAAATTAAATGCTTTAGCAGCTTTAGTAGCACTCATTGCTTCATCACTTAAAAATAAATCTACAGCCTGTTTAGTGCGAATAACAGAATCAAATGGTCTACCCTATCCAGGTAAATAGTGTTCTTCTAACAAATATGTTTTTACATCTTCTTCTTGAATATCTAATTTTCTTGCAATCTATTTACAAGATAATTGTTTTGTTAAAAATAAAGATAATACTTTTTCTTTCATATATTTGTAATTAAAATTAATAATACAAAGGTAATAATTAATTTTTATATATGTAAGAAAATAATATACAAATTTAAAAATATAACTACATAGCTAAATGTAGTTTACCAGTTCCGTAAGAACCTTCCAAAAGAGCACCGAACTTCAAGGGAATTCCCTTATCAATACAGCGCTGAGGACTGTTAATACGTGCATAAATGGGACGTAAGTCATACTCGGTCTTCCTACTGAGAACCATGAGTTGTTTATCCATTGAGGATAAGTCCATGATCTTAGGATCATTGATGTCAGCAATCTCAAGAGCCTGACCCTTGAAAATACTATTGGTCTCAAGACCCTCCATAGTTGCCAAAATGATGTCGTCAATCAACGACTGATAACGAACCTGACACTTGCCAGTAACAACAAGTTCATGGCGGCTCTCATCATAATTAATGGAGATGCAAGAACCCTCACCAAGACCTTCGAGTGAGATGTCACCAAAAGGAACTTTAATCTTAGTTCCATCAGCAAGTTCAATAGGAATGGTAGTAACACTACCATCGCTACTCATGCCCTTCTCGCCTTGAGCAGTTACTGTACCAAAGACCGCTTCAATTGCTTGATGCAATTGATAAGCACCATCTGCTTTGAAGCAGCGGATTCGGTGATTGATACGTGACATCTTATGGTTCTGTCCATCCTCATTGATAACAAACTCCATAATGTCTGAATAGCTTGCATCAGACTCGCACATCTTAGCAAACTTCTTCTTCTGCTCTTGTTCCCATTTGTTATTCTTGTTACGAATAACACGATTGCGGGTAAGGTAATTACCTTGATTACTTTTTGTGGTTTCGCTCATAATCTTTTATTGATTTTCTAATATTAAAAATATTGTCTGTAGTAGTAGTTAAGCAACTAAGATGTACTACATTATCCATCTTAATTACTGTGAGATTCTTTTCTTCGTTTCTCTCACGAGAAAGTGGGCTCTTAAGCATTTGTTCTATAACATCCAGAGAAATAGAAGTATTTTTACAGAATAACCTCTGTTTCTCTGGATTATATAGGACAGGCCACCCTTCAATTTCTCCAACTTTAACCATAACAGTATCGGTCTTTAAGTGGATACAAAGGTAATACTTTTTAGAGTAACGAGCAAATTAAAAATGTTAAAATTCGTTAATCTCCAAGAATAGCCTTAAGAGTTTTCAAAACTTCATTTTCAATATCTGCGGACTCGGAATCGTCATCAGATTCAACATTGTCGATACCCTTGAGCTTCAGAAGTTCCACACAAGCCTCTTCAGGCACATGGAACAATTCACATGCAGAAATGAACTCATTAACATTGTCTTTGCCGGTCTTCAAATAGTGCTTTACAAAAGCAGGGATAGCTGTCTCAGATGTAGACTTAACCAAAGTAGTTACAACTATTGCCATATCTTTCTCTTCTTTGCTGCCATTTAACATAATCGTCAGCATGTCCCTCATGCTAGATTTGTCGCACTTGATAAGCTTCTCAATTAATTTTAAAATTCTTTCCATTTTTTAATTATATTTAGTGTAACGAATAAAAATTGCTACAATATTAAGAATTGTAGCAATAAAACAGAATATTATTAACAATATATCTGACAAGTGAATCTTTGTTTGAAGCAATAGAAAAATTCCAAATGCTATAAATGCTATTGCCAGAAATGTATTCAAGAAATCACAAATCAAGGACTTCATCTTGAATATCTTGAATGAGAGCAGATAACAATGCGGGAGATGTACCTCGATAACCCGACATAAGTTTCTGACTTACCTCAGGATAGATGCTAATCAGGCTAAGATTAGTATCATATACTGCCTGATACTTCTGGTATCTCCCGTTAGGAAGATCAATGTTAAATGCTTCGACTCGACAACGTCTGTTCATCTTGTGCCGAAACAGATCTTCTTTAGAGCGTTCTTTCTTTGAATTTTTCGCCATAAATTTACCCCTAGGCAGGATTTAATAAGTGCCTAGATTTAATTCCCGTCTTTCGTCGGGCACTCCAACCTTTCGTTAAGGATCTTAATCACTCAACACTTACTATACTTCAGTGTCTAGAAAGGATTTAAAAGACCATATAATCTTCATTAGGATCTGGAGCATATTCCTTAGAATCTGCTTCAAACTCTTTAGGATCAATATGTTTGAATTCTTGTTGTTTTGCCATAATTAAATAAAAGGGAGCTAACTGAAATTTGATATTAATTGCGTACGGAAGAATTGACCAATAAATGTGAAAGGTCTCGGAATAGGTTAGCTCCCTAAATATTAACTGTACTTTTGCGCCTCACCATTCTTATGGTCTAAGAATCCTTGAATAAAACCTTTACCATAAGAAGTATAAATTGTGCCACGCCCAAAGCGATGATAAATTTCAGTTTTGGCATCTTCGACATCTCCTCCATACCAACTATGAAATTCATAGCCCTGAGCATAGCCATGTTCATACTCTTTATTTCTCTTTCTCATACTCGAATGATTGCACGTCTTTTTGTCTTTAATTGCTGAATAACAACTTGATAATCAATACCAAGCTCAATAACCATGAAATACTTCTGCACTTCACTTTTAGAAATACTTGCCATAGTTTTCTTACCATTATAGTAATAAACTAGATAGTATTTCGGGTGTGATGAAGATGTGTCTTGATAGACTCCTTCCACTTGTTCTTTATTTATCACTGTTTCAGACAATATTTCTACTGCATTAACAGGAACAAATAATAGAATAGCTATAAAAGCAATAATTAACTGTTTCATAATAATAAATTTAATAGTAATTATAGTAAGACTTGAACTTACATCTTCTTTCAAAAAGAAAGTGCTTTACATTAAGCTATATAACTTAAAAAGTTTCCTCCCATTTTACTGAGAGGAAACATAGAATACCATTCTGATTGCAGGCAGGAAACACGTTCCTAGGAGTTCTTCTGCCGCTGCTCTCCCATTTTTGCGCTATTTTTACACGCTGCATTTAACGTCAGCAACTAGACTATACAAAGAGCGGTTCACTTGCTGTAAATCAATATTAACAAGAACAATAACAAGAACCAGGATACCAGCAATAACAAAAACAAAAGCAAAAACTAAAAATGTCTATAAATATAGACATTATTTGAATTTGATTTCGGTATCCTGCAAATGTTCAAAAAAGTTTCAGATTTTTGATGTAGTTGCTTTTAGTTATAAAAAATTTACTAACAAGTGAACGACGCATCCTAATCCTTGTGATTAGTCTACATCTACCGCTTCAGTGCCCATAGAACGAACCTCATTGAAGATTTTCATAAGGTTATCTGGAACTTGAATTTTGAGTCTACGAATCTTCTCAGATTCCTCAAGATTCCATTGCTCAAACTTGCCTCGAATCTCAGCGAAATCAATGGTGTATTGTTCCATGTCTCTCTCATACTGCTTCAAATTCTCGGCAGTCTGTCTCTTAGCTTCAGCTTCAGCCTCATACTCCAAGGCATTCAACTCTGATTGTACATCAGAGTGACGCCTTTGATACTGCTTAAATTGATAAAGCAGATTCTGAAGATTTACTGAAGGATCATAGGAAGTAACATAAAGTAACTCCCCATGCCATGACTTTGCCTTTGGATTCTTGTTTGCCCATAAAGCTCGCTTAATAGCACGCTCAAAAGTACTATCAGGACCACAAACTTTATGTAAGATTGCGCAAACATTTTTGAGTTTGTAATATCTTGCCAATTTGTCAGCAGGCCAAGAATCAATGACATCCTGCTTTGTGACACGATGTCCACTACGTTGTGGACAGACAGGAACTTTAAGTCCCTGCATAGCTGCCCAGTCATCTAAGCTGACTGCATTGAGTTTATTAGTGAGACGTTCCTTCTCATTAATGGCTTCGTGAAGCCATGACATGAGAGAGGTGAGAGCAATCATATGTTCTATTTCATAATTGAAATCATATTTAGTGTCACCTACTACAGTCACAATTGCCTCATTAGGCTTAGTTACACAAGTTTCTGATTCCGTTATGAAATTGATGGAGGCAAGTTGAGCTTCATCCTCCATCATTGCCTTGCTGGCCCATACACATAAGCGTTGAGCCTTAGATGCAGTGAGGCCAGGCTGTCCCTCAGTTGCAAAGTATTGTTCTTTCATTTCTTTTTCTATTAAAAAGTCTCCCTGTTTCCAGGGAGACTACTATTAAACAAGACCGCACATCCCTAAAAGAGATATAATAAACATAAAGGTTACTGCTAAAAGGATAAGAATAATTGTTGCCTTCCATCCTTTGCCAATAGTATTCCATCCTTCTTTAAGAATAAGAATAAGAGCAACAATGACTGATAGAAGCCAAATCAATACAAATACTTGGAACCAATTATTCCAACATAATGCTTTTTCATAGCCATAAGAAAACGGCAGTAAGAATGCCATCATACTTCCAAAGAAGCCAATAGCAATATAAGCCATTCCCCAATCAAAGGAAGATTCCCAATCGATTTGGGGATATACCTGTGTAAGTCCCCACCACAGTAAGAAGGCAGAAAATCCTACAAATAATGCTAATGGAAGCCACATGAATTGATTAAAGATCGTAGGTATCATCAAAATGATGACCCACAACCCAATCCAACATTTGAATAATCTCTTTAATTGTTTCATAACTAAAATCTATTTAAGGGATTAACTTATTGACACGTTTATCAATCTCCTCCACAATCTCATTAGGAGTAAAATTGATACTTATAGCATCCATAATGATGTCATATAATAAGACCTTTGAAGGATCCTTCTTCTCACCTTCTTTTACGCTCTTAATAAGAGATGCAAAAGTGGTAAAAAGATCATGAGTACTTCCTCCAACGCCAATCCCATAAGACTCACCATCACAAGGAATGGCTACAAGAGATTTGTTACACTTCATGCATTCGATGAAGAGTTCTCGAATTTTTTGATTAATTGTTTCGTCCATATTTAAATTAATTTATTAATATGTTTATTCATAATTTCTGTCATTTGATCGGGTGTGAAATTCACAGAAATCACATCTAATACCATATCGGCAAAGGCTTTCTGGCTCTCAGTACCGTTGCCGGTCTTATATGCCTCAAAGCAAGTATGCATAGCAGCACACAGATCAACTGAGTTGCCATATACTACAACAACTCCATTTTCCTCATCTGCATAGATGAGAATAACACTGCAGTCTTCATCAACCGCAGTAGTAAGGAGTGATACTCCTTTCTCTTTCATTTTATCCATATCTTTTCATTTTTATGGTTGCATTTTACGCCTAAAACTCCCTTATATAAGGGAGAAACTGGCGTCCTCAATGTCTTGGAAATCTCTGTCAATATACTGACATCCCCGGGTAGGACCTATAAAGGAGGCTGAGATATTTTATATTGAGTTTTTTGTGCTATAAAACAGAAACCAAAGGTCAAAATGAAAACTCCCATGTAATCGTCACGACTTATGAGAGTTCGTAGAAAACACCTGGTAAAGTAGGCAGGACTCGAACCTGCATCTCCAGGATACTCTCCTGGCCATCCTGTTAAGAGACAACACCTGTAATCAGGCTCCAATTAGACGACTACTTTGTAACTTCGTTGATCAAACGAAGTGCTTATACACTAGTCTCTTTAGTGTATTCGCAGACATATAAATATGTTTCGGCTTGTCTCATCAGTGCGATATTTACGTCTCAAGCTGACGTCAAACAAACAAAGAGAGCACTTATTTATAAGTGCCCTCTCTGATTCGTTTGATTTTTGTGGGAATAGGACTTCACCCACTATGAGCACGCCTAACATGCTCTTTGGTGTGTCGCGATGCCATACACGTTCTATGACCACACCCAAAACTTTCAACACTATTACTCTGCAAAATAATATACCAACATAGAATGAGTAAATGCATTACCTTCTTGATGATACTTATAACACCCACCAATCTTCTGCAATTCAAGAAACCTCTTAGAATAGAGGATCTCATGGGTGACTGTTGACCAGCCACCCAGAGATTTGATAGTTCTGCTCATTTTACATGTTCGTTAAGATATGTTTGCCAACGTTCTTCTTCAGAGCCCCAAGCGAACCACTCTTGCATACGTTCATGTAAGCCATTAGGATCCTCAATAAGTTCACTGATAGTAGGAGCGCCTCCCATATATTGTCCAACATTAAGATGGACAACCTTAAGGCCAAGATGTACACCAAGGTTCTCATCGAGTTTTGTCTTGGCAACCTTAGCAGCGAGTTCAGGATCATCAAAAACCCCAAGAATAGAGTAATTAAATTTGTTGTCCTTAGCTCCAAGATTACGGATGATGTACAAAAGTTGTCTTTTATTTTCTATGATTTCTGTTTTATTGTCCCCTTATTTAAAACTACACATCTTACATTGAGACACTCATTCCTTTATATGAGTTTACTTCAGATGTGCTTTGGTTTCTGTTTATTGTTCTCTATGAAAGTATCGCTCTCCTACAACTTCTTAAGTTCATAAAGAAAATGATTGCCAACCTGAGTACAATCGTGTCCGTGGTCTCAACGGATTATATAACCTGTGCTGTTATACTATCAGATACTATTCCCTGTACTTTGGGCGATAGGTAGGATTATACGTGGAATCACGTATTACTTTTATTGCACCTACATTGCTACAAATTATACTTATAAGTCAAAGCTGTTGCTTACATCTTACGATGTCTTATTTCGTCCAGTCTGATCACAACACATTTTATATTATAGTGATCTTCTGGTTGACCACTACCCATTGAAGGGTGCCCAGTTTCTTGTACGGCACTGGGCTAGCCGCTATGAGATTATTGTCGTTCCATCCACATGTTATTGTGAAAAGTAACGAAATGATTTACACCTTTAGGGTCTTTATAAAACCCTCGCCAAAATACACCATCAAACCCCTGTTCTTGTACAACTCCTTTTATTGTTGTGCCGTCATTAAGTATTATTCGCTCCATAATGAATAATGTTAATGCCAGCTCCTATACAAGAATGTACAGGAGCCAGCAAGTGAAACTTAGTCCTTGTCAATGATTTCGGGCAATGTAACGTTCTCAGGAAGATTCTTGTCGTAGTCAAACCAGCGACAAACGGAACACTGGTCATCATTAACCCATGAATCTTGAACCCAGGACTGAGTGCCATCTTCAGCGGTCTTGTAATTAAACTGATAACGCTTATAGTACACTCTATCCTTGAGCAAACTGTGGTTTGTCTTCTTGTAGATATAGACACGAGTAACGTTGCCGTCACGATCTTTTGACAATGAATACATAGTCTCCGGAACTTTAAGCACTTTGCCATTCAACAAGAGTCCCAAATTAATGGTAACTACAGTGTTATTGTCGTTAGTACTGAGATCGTTGATGACACTAGTCATGTCTACTCCATTATGAGAGGTAAACATTTCCTTAAGCAACTCTGCAGTACCTGCAGGAATAGTCACGTTGGTTGGTTTTTGATTTTCTATTTTCATAATTGGTTTCTGTTTAAAATGTTAATATATGTTGTTAAATTTAAATGCAAGAGAAAACCCATCAGATACTTATCACAAGCGTTGATAGGTGAAATATACTTTTTATCAACTTTTCAATTTAAAAAAAGAGAGTCCATTTAAAAAATGGGCTCTCTTTAGATAAGCCTTAATCAGGGAAGAACATTGCCCGCAGCATCTACAAAGTCGAGCTTGTAGGAGGTACGCGGCTCCAGAGCATCAGTGCGTCCGAAGACGAGACGTTGCAGTGGTAACACACTGGTAACTTTAACCAGGAAACTTCCCTTTGCCTGAGCAGCCTGTGAAATACCCACGAATACATCATGGAGCAAACTACCACGGAGATCTTGAGCGGCCTTCGCAACACTACCACCAGGCATAACGCGAGCAGTAACATTGCCCTCATGGTCGGTGACCTCTGCGTCAACAATCTTTGCATTCTCTCCTGTACCGTCCTTCTTCTTAGACTGTACAGGAGTCCAAAGATAGGACATGGGAACAACCTCAAAATCGTTAACAGGCGTACCATTCTCGACCTTCTGAAGAATAATTCCCCAGTAATACTCCTGCTTAGCAGCACCATTGTTCAAAGGAATTGCAGTATACCCTTCGGCACGCTGCATCTCCTCAACAGAAGCGATCTTCCAAACAGAGTTGAGAGGCAAATTGACACTACCACCACGAGAAGAATAAGTCTCTCGAGCCATTCTTAAGGTAGCTTGCCTGGCTTCAGGCGTTGGGCCTGCTATTAAGGCCATTGATTGAGCTTTTGGCATATTTTTTAAAGCTTTAAAAATGTTAATAAAAACTAATAAATACAATACATTCTCTCTAAATACCACTCGGTGCTAGCGAGAGGACTAGCCCCGTCTATACATATCTAATAGCCCCCGCTCCGAAAAGCGAGGGCTACAAGAATAGCCCTACCCGTGAGGGTAGGGCATAGAGCCGATTAGGCTGGACGCAGGCTCACGTCAAGGTGCTGACTTTGCCATGTTGCTAACAACTGCTCGACAGTGACACCAGCAGGCAGACCTATCAGGACACCAGCGCGATAGTCTGAAGGGTTATCGGGTGTGTCGCGTCCCCATTGGTAACGGGACTTTTGGGTTACTTGAACCTGCAAAGCGGCACTTGGATAGGTAACACCTACCCACGTGAGAAATGCCCAAAAATCATAGCAATAGCGGAACCGCCCTGCGGTTGTTGCCATTGGGTGGTCGGCAGGCAATTTGGGTTTATCCAGCCCGTTAGCCTCACGTATCGGCTGGAATAGGTAGTTAGCGGAAATGCTGATTGCCCTACCTTCGCGGGTAACTAAATCCAGCATTGTGGTCTTGCCGGACATCCCGTTATCGAGTTTCCAGTCGCGTGCCCATAGAACAGCGTCTAGGGTGGTCGGAATTTCGACAATTTCCCCGTTACTGAGGGCATTGCCCTCGCCTCTCTCATTTGCAAACTTTTGGCTCTTGGCTAAAGCCACAGCGTGCTGCTGCTCTTGTGCAGCGTTTTCCCCTGTGTAGTGGGATTTTGCTTGTTTTGGCATAGTAGTAAAATTTTATTGGTTGATAAAAAGTTGAACGATATTGGAGCCAGAGCGACAACAACACAACGAATGTGTGCGCACTCACTTTCCCCAATATTTATTCTAAATATATTTAATTGATATATATTTGACTAGCTTTTTCTAGCTGAAAGGCCCGGGGGGCTTTCAGCGAAGCCTACTCTCCCTCGCGTAAAATATAATAAAAATTTACCTTAGTATTTCCCATAAAATCCCTATTCTCTCTAATATAACTTTTACCATATAATCTTTATCAGTTATATGGTTATAACTATAAAATTATTAGTATAGTCTTTAAAAAAACTAATTTTTACAAAAAGTTAAAATATTATTTTTATCAATATTTCTATATAATATATTATATAATATTAATATATATTCCAGTTTCTGAGAATTTTTCAAGTTTAGAATTTTCCCTTATATAATACATAAACTCATTTTTCTTTACGTTGGTAGGGGGGGGCATAAAATTTGATTTTAAAAATTAAAATTTTATATAATTTTTTATTTTTGTTAAACAATGTTAAATAATAGATTTAGGTTTTGCCGAAATAAAAATTAGTAGTAATTTTGCATTGTTAAAAATTAGCAATATTATGGATAACGACATTTATAAGAAACTAGAAGAAAAGAGAGCTGAAGTATTATATTCAGTCTTAGATTTATTAAAAGAAGCATTAGATGATAATGATATGGATCAAGCTGACTTTTTGCTTTATGCACATTCACAATTATGTTAACAAGATTAATAAAACAATTTGAGCGGGATATAAATAAAAAGAAATTTGATTATATATAGCAGCTGATGTAGTTTATTCCAGATAAAGATTTACTTAAGCTTTATGAAAAACATCGTAAGTTTTTCATTTTTATATAGTCTTTAAGTGAAGAAGAATTATATGAAAGACCTAAAGTACTAGACGAAGCTATTGTAATATTTAAGTCTTGGCTTTATAATAATTATAATTCTATTTAAAGATATTGCCCCATGGTGTAATGGTTAGCACAGTGGTCTCTAAAAAAATTAAAAATTATGGAAAACAAAATTTATAAACTTAATGATGAAGAGTTCGTAAACTTAGTTAAGTCAAGTTTAAACATCTCCGAAGTTTTATTTAAATTAGGATATTCCACAGTTGGAAATAGCTGGGGATATAGCCAAGTTAAAAAAAGAATGATTGAGTTAAACTTAACTGGAGCAGATTTTAAAGGAAAATCTGGGTTAGTAACTCAACAGAAAGAAATAGATCCTAGTAAATTGTTGTGCGAAAATTCTAAACATGCAAGAAAAGTCCTTCGTACTTATATAATAAGAAATAATTTATTGCCTTATAAGTGTGCTATATGCGGTACAGTTGAATGGAACGGAAGAACTCTTTCATTAGAATTGGATCATATAAACGGAATTAATAATGATAACCGATTAGAAAATTTAAGATTTTTATGTCCAAATTGTCACTCTCAAACTGATACTTATGGAGCTAAAAATTCTAAAATTACAGAATCTCATTATGACATTTCAGAAAAATTATCAGATAGAATTTGCTCTGAATATGTTGAATTAAAGAGTAAGGAAAAAGTTGCAAAGAAACTAGGATTATCTTTAAAGGCTGTATCTCAATGTTTAAAAGATTGTGGCTTTACTAAACCAAATCAAAGATATATTATTCAATATGATAGCAATCACAAAGAAATTAATAGATTCGGAAGTATATCTGAATGTTGTCAATGGCTTATGAATAACAATTTAGTAAAGACTAAACTTATGAAAACTTGTAGGAATACATTGTTAAGAAATGTAAATAAATTATGGCATAATTTTTATTTTGAAATATTGGATGCTTAAAGGATAATACATAATCTTTAAGTAGAATCTCATCTAATTGACTTGGAAGTGTACAGCGACAAGGCGCAAGTTTAAATACAGCGTGAACGACTAAACGATGGGACCGGTCTTAGGACTGGATGCGATAGTCTAATCCTTTAAAAAGGTGTAAAATGAAAACCATTAGCCTGAGTTCAAGTCTCAGTGGGGCGGCTATGATACCAGCAAAACCAGGAATATATTTATCAAATGGAAAGTATTTCCAAACGAAAAATCTGCAAAAGAAAGCAAAGAAGTTAAAGGATTTTGAAGTTGTCGAAGTTTTAGAAACTGATAATTGTGCAGAGTTAGATCAAGCTTTAAAAAAATATAATAAAGCTCCAATTAAAGAAGATACAGAGCAAAAAATAATCCTGCATCATTACTACAATAAAGATACAGGATATAGTATTACTAGTATATTTGATGGATTGAATCCAGAAGGATACACATAGATAGATTAATGACATAGGAACAAAAATTAAGGGAAAAAGCTATATCCGATTTTAAAGTAAACTTGCAGTTAGCACTTACAAATTGTGAGGTACTTTATAAAATGGCTGAATCGGCAGATTTATTAGATGAGCAGTTCTTTATAAATTGGCTTGACTCTTTAAATAGAATATCAGTAAGACACTAATGCTTGCAGAATTTAGACACATTAGAATAGAGTTAGCTAACTTAGAACAACAAGTTGAAGATCTCATAGCACAATCTAAGTAGATACATGAACATGAAAAATAGCTCGAACAAGAGGTTGCTGAGCTTAAAAAATAGTTATAGGAAAATGGTAATAAATGATGATTGGCTAATTAGGGAAGCTTTAGATAATTAGATTGAGGCATTAGATGCAGTACTAAAATTAGTTAAAGATAATAATCTATTAAGTGATAATAGTTTTAATGGATATATTGATAACCTTTATAAATTAATTGATAAATATTCAAATAATGATTAATGTAATTCAAACTTTAAAGAACTTGAATAAAGAGTTTCCTAGATTTCAACTAGATACTCTAATTAAAATTGTAGAATGTGTTGTTGAGAAATCAGAGTATCCTGTTTGGTCAAGTCCAACTATTGATACTAAATGGTACAATAATTCAGTAACGTGTGCCGATCCTGCGAGTATAATTTGCACTTATTCAGCACAAAATAAGGCAGAAGATCCTGGCTTTGTTTATTCAACAACAACTAAGAATCATGCTGTAGATAAGACATCATCTAAACAAAACATAACTACTGAAGAATTTGATGAACCTGGTTTTCTCGATGAATTAAAGAAAATGCTTTAAAAAAATTAAACCCTGACTCTTAATTGAGCCAGGGTTTTTGTTTTATTTTGAATTATCCTCTTTGTTATCTGTTTTTATATTAAAGAGAGAATTAAATAGTTTATAATATAAGTATCCCCAGACACCTTTTCTAACGGGAGTTTCTATAAATCTATTTAAATTATTCAATACTTTTGCATGTTTAATCCCTTCTTCTGTTTTAGGAATTTCATGATACCCAGAATAAAAAGGCCATCTTCCATGTAAAGTCACATTAGGATCCCAAAAGCTAATTGGATTCTTTGCACTACTAACTGGATTTAAATTATTTCCAGTTCTAAACACAGCTTTTCCTTTCTTATCATATCTTAATAATAATGGACTTTTTTTAGTGTATTCTCGTAATGGAGCATCTTGTGACCAATAAACTTCATCAACATCATTGTATTCTTTAGCCTTAGACCGGATTCCATTTTTTATAACATCTCTAAGTCCTTTATTTCTTCCAATGGCTCTATATTTATGTCCATATCCAAGACTTCCATTAGTCCATGTCGGCCACTGAAACCTAAATAAATCAACTAGAGGATGAGATCGAACAGGCATTAGTGGCTATATACGTTTCTGTAGAGCACTAGTAACACTACCTTCATTAACATCACCAGTAGCACATAAAATTTTCATAGCAGACCTAATTTGATTAGCTTTTTCAGGAGTCAATCTATTATTCTCTCCTAAAAATTCCTATATGAGAACTTCGTCAGTTACTCCAGGATTAGAAATCTCATATGCTACGTTGGTCATAGGATCAGTCCAAGCTTTAGCTCCTTTAGATATTTTTGGCCCAAATATTGTGCTTTCAACCATTATTCGCTATTCTTCTGGAATTCCTACTTTTTCCATTAAATTCTAGACAGGATCTTGTTTAAATAAACTGCTTACTGCTTCTTTTATTCTAGAAATAAAACTCCCTTTATTTACTTCTCCAGTTTTAGAATAAAATATTCCAGGCTTTCTTGGCTTTATGAGTGGTCTCGATCCTACTTCTATAGCCTCAACATCATTAACAATATAAGGTTGTTTACTGTGCAAAAATTCTGTAACAGATTGCTGTAGTCCCTTTCTAATACCGGCTTTAACTGCTGACTATCCGATACTTTTGAGATACTAATCGGCTAAATTATATCCAAAACCACCACCAAGATAAATTCCTGGGTTAGAATTCTATTTTAACCATTCTGGAGCATTGGTTCCTTGGAACAACCAATCTCCAAATGATTTATGTCCTTGTTGCTAAAATGGATAATCTACAGTCGTTTCGCCTATTTTAGCACCTCCAAGAGAGGCCATAAAAGCTAGTGGATTCCAAGCAGCCATGCCACCGACAACTCCCAACAAGGTAAGTGATCCTATACCTGGTGTAAGGTTACGTGCTTTTCTATCAGCTGCTCTCTTTTCTAACTTCTACCTTATTAAATCATTTGCTTCAGAGTTCTACTTAGCTTGTTCTTCCCACTATGCTGATGTTGCAACTGAGGCATTACTCTTTTCTTTCAGATAATCATCATAGGACTTTCCAACTTTAGTAGTTGTGTCTTTTGTATCTTTATTATATGTTACTGTTACTTCTGGTAAATTTGCCTAACCCTCAAACTAGTTAGTAAGAGTTAAATAATCTCTAATAGCTTCATCAGAATTTGGAGATAAAGGTTTACCTGTTCTAGGATCAATTAATACTGCATCACCTGGCTTTAAAGGTTGTCCAGTTGCATAATCTATTAACTCTGTATTATCTAAAATAGGAGCCCAACAGTAATTTCGCAGTGGCTATTCTTTATACTACGGATACTTAGAAGAGTCCCAAGTAACATTTTTACCTTCTCTATATTTTTTAATTAATTTTTTCATCCTTTATATCTATAAAAAAATGTATTAGTTCCTTCTTTTGCATTTTTAAACTATTTCCACCCACTTTGTATATAGTCAGATACCCATCTTGAACCATCGTACATGGAAATATGTCCCATATGATGTCCGTTTTTATTCACACGTCCTATTCCATGAGATACACATATATCACCTGGCTAGAATTGTGTCTAAGAACTTGATATACGTTCCCAGCCGTGCTTTAATAAATAATCACCATAGTCACCACCATACTCAGGTCTTCCTTTAGTAGATAATCCACCAGCTTCCATAGCCATTCTAACAGCTCTTGCACAATGATGCCCAACATCTGTAGTGCCTTTCTTGGTCCAAGTTTTAGGATCTGGAGTTTTCAGTACAAAATTAGTGAGATAATGTAAATGGTTTAAAGCTTTAGAAACGTTAAATTTTCCTAAACTTATCTAGTTAGTCACATTAGTACTTTGGGCCACATTATCATTTGTAGGATTATTACTTTCTTCCACATTAGATTCATCTTGCTGAGGAACTTTAATAGAATTAAGCCAATTCATAATATCATCATAAGATGGCTAGTTTATTCTTTCGGGAGTAAATAAATTATCCTTACCAAAAAAACTAAACTCGTTAAAATCTGAATTTAAAATATAATCAGAATTATCATCTTGTCCATATTCATAGTATGGTTTAAAATCTGTATTTAGATACTATATAGCCATAATCAATGATTCCACTTTTTAGCATTTCTAGCAAAATTAGCACGTTTCTTTAACTGTGGAGAAGCATTAGGATCTCTTAATACTTTACTTGCGTATTCCTATACTCCCATCCCAGCTCTCTTAGCAGCTGCTGTAAATTTGCCACGATTCTTTTTCTTGATATGTATCTTAGATCCACTTTTATAAAAATTTACTTCATTATTTAAATTTGAAGTTAAATTTTGGTACGCAATCTATAAATTACTTAAAAAATTACTATAATTATTCATATTTCTATACATTATTTATATATACATAATTTTATTTTTCTATTTGCAAAATTAATAATATCTTTGCACAGAAACAAAAGAATATACAACGTATGTGAAAATGAAAAAATAAGTACATGTTAATACAAAAAAGATATTTTAAATTATATATTAATTGAACATACTAACACTAGATGAATTTACAAATTTTAAATGCCGCATATGGTTGGCTTAAGAAATAGTCTCCTGAAGTTGTACGCCTCGTGTGCATTGCTTTATTGCTTTGGATCTTTGGTAATTACACGGCTACAGGGGTAAAACGTGTTTTAAGTAATTCAAAAAACACGGAGAGGTAGGATAAATATGATAGAGAATAGTACACTGTAGATATAACACCAGAAGTTAATAAATATATTTAGAATGTACTTAATTTTGACGCAAATGCAAGTAATGTAATTCTACTAAACTATCACAATACCTTATTAAGTTCCAACGGGTTATCTTATAAATATTTAACTGCGGTTTGTGAAAAATTTCAAGGTGAAGAATCTCGTCCATGTATGAAAGAATGGAAAGAACTTGATTATTTAAACTATGGAGAAGAGATTCAGAAGATTAATGCAAGTAAATATATTATGTTAGAAGATTCTGACAAATATATGAGATCATTTCCAAAGTTTGTTTGGGTAATGCATAATAGTGGTATTAAGACTGCTTGTTTTTACCCCATACTTGGAGTACATGGACCTGTAGGAATGTTAATTATAGGCTACAGAGATAAAGTAACATCAATAGACTTAGATTACATTAGAAGATTAATATATCCAACTATATAGCCTTTAGCTTCTTTATTAGATTATAATACACACGCAAATAAAAATCATAAAAAACAATGAAAGTTGACAAACAAAATGGAAATGTAAAATACAATGACGAAGAGCATTTGTATTGGAATGATGATGGTAAGTTTATATCTGTAACTACTTTAATTGGAAAATATGAACAACCTTTTGACAAAGATTTTTGGGCAGGGTATAAAGCTCTAGAAAAATTATTAACTAAAGAACAATTTAAGTTTGAAAAAGGTGGTTTGTTAGTAACGCAAAAGATTAATTTACCATATATGCTAGATGCTTATGATTTTACTGAAGATGAATTTAATGCAATCAAACAAAATATTCTGGACGAGTGGCAGCGCACAAACCTTGAATCTTGTGAACGTGGAACAAAGATCCACAGTAAAATGGAAAGTTTATTCTTGGGAAAGAAAAGTACAGACCTAAAAAGATTCGGAATTGGCGGTAAATTTGATGTTAATACTAATAAGTCTTTAGATGATTTAAATAAAGACTTGCTCGACATTGATAAGGGGGTATTCCCCGAATATCTTGTTTATAGAGTATCTAAAGACAAGAAGTTTAGACTAGCTGGGCAAATAGACTTGTTAATTAAAGACGGTAACGATATAACAATCATAGATTATAAGACGAACAAATCTATTGATGATAAATCTTACTTTGATTCTAAAACAAAGAAGAATAAAATGATGCAGTATCCACTTAACAATATAATGGACTGCAATAAAATGCATTATACTTTACAATTATCAACATATGCTTGGATGCTTCAACAAATTAATCCAGACTTCAAGATTAAACGATTAGTACTTATTCACTTTGATCATAATGGTGGAGAAACGGAGTATGAAGTAGAATACTTAAAGGATGAAGTTGAGCGTATGTGTAGAGATTATAAGAGAAAGATAGTGCTAGAGGAAAATGCACGAAATAGAAAACCTATAGAATTTTAATAATCGAGTGTCTTTCTTAAATAACTAAGAGACATTAAACTAATATATAATAATGGGTGTAAGTGCAATAATAGATGGGCACGTTAAAGAAGTACTCAAACAAAATAATAATTTGAGTGAAACACGTTTAGCTATTTGTAAAATGTGCCCTATTTATACGGAAACTCCAGTATTAGGCCCTATTTGTAATAGTAGGATATGTGTAAATTTACAAACTGGAGAGATTAGAGAACATAGAGAAGATGGATTTAAATGTGGATGTGGTTGCAGATTGCGTGCTAAAACAAGATTGGATTATGCAAAATGCCCACTAGGTAAATGGTAATTATGGAAAACGGAAAAATGAATTATTTTGGTGGCGACTTAGCCGTAAGTATGGCAGGTGCTAAAACTTTAGAAGAAGCAACAAGAGAACAAGCTGTAGAAACTTATAATAAAAAGAATCAAGAAATTGCAGATCAAGTACGAGCAAATATTGAAAGACAGCTCGAAGAAGGTAAGAAACTAGATGAAAGAATGAATTCTTTAGAAATTGTTCCACTTAATAATTATGTATTAGTAAGACCTTACGATGAAAATCCTTTCGAAAAACTTGTGGAAGAAGGAGGTATTCTGATCGCTAAACCTGGTGGACAGTTTAAGAACCCTGATACTGGTGAGCAAGATACAGAATATAATTTCTCTTGTCAAGCTGATGTTATTGAAGTTGGCCCAGGCTGTAAATATGTAAAGGAAGGAGACATTGTTTACTACCGCAAAGCTTGTGGAGTTCCTATTCCTTTCTTTAGACAAGGTTTTGAAGTAGTTGCTGAACCACAAATTCACGTAGTAATTAACGAGGGAATTAAAGCTCGTTTCGCAAAATTAGAGAAGTAATATGGAAAATGAAAAAATTTATTTTTAGCCAGGAGATGTTGTAACAATTCGCTAGGATATTCCTAACAAGCCTACTATGCTAGTAGTTTAGAAAGAAACTCGCTAGTTCAAAGATGGGCCTAACATGCGAGAAGATTTCTTAATTGGAATTAAATGCAGATGGTTTACAGCCGATGGTTATTTACAAGAAGCAATATTTAATACCAAAGATTTAGTAATGGTATGAATGACTAGCAAGTACAAATAGAATTAGTTGATTTTTTAAGTGAAGTATTCGGGCTTCCGCAAGAAACTCCAGCAGAAAAGAAAGCATAGTACATTTAGGAGACTTTGGGAAAACTTGATTAGAAAAGTCAAGAGGCAATTATGTAGGCTTCAATGTAGGTTGCTTAGTAGGTAGCAACTAATAAAATCCAAAAAGGAGGATAGGAGTATAAAGCAGCGGTTGCTAGTTTCTAGAAACAACTTGGAATTACTTCAAGTCCACTAACTGCAAAGCTAGGTGGAATATTAAATTATATTAATAAATTAAACACAATTAGATGAAATTCTTTTTATTTGATAATAGTGCTAATGACGTATAGATAAATACTCCAGAAGTGCTGCTTATTAGAGAGTTTGCTGCCTTATGGGAACCTTCTCGTAATAAAACTAAAGAAGATCCAAAAGGCAGTAAACGAACTAGGGCTTTTAGAGAGTTTACTTACATATGGTTGATGTGTGATTGGGCCTCACCTTATTCAGATTATACTGAACAAGAACGGCATACTGAGGCAATGAAAGATGCGAAGTTAACAGAAAAAGAATGGACAGACCCAACATTTAGAGCTGCCTGCAGAAAGTATCGAGAGTTATAGAACAGTTCACGTTCTCTTAAATTAATCAAAGCTGCTCAAGATGTTGTAGATAAGATAACTGATTATTTTGAAACATTAGACCTATAGGAACGTGATCCTGTTTCCGGTAAACCAATCTTTAAGACTAAAGATATTATGGCAGAACTTAGTAATGTATCTGATGTAATTGACCAATTAAAAACTCTAGAAGTTTTATATAAGCGTGAACAAGAACAGGATAATGGCCTTATGGGTAATGTAGAAATTGGAGCATTTGATTAAATATGAAATTAATTAAAAAATATCAATATGGTAAACCAATAGAAAGACAAGATAATACTAGTACTAATAATAGACCCCCAAAAAGAGACATAAATAGAGAATAGTATTATTATTATAGGGGACTTATTAATAGAGCTCTTCCTAAAACATATGAAGAATTTAAATAGGATTTAATAAATATTGGGGTATTACCAGACGAAGGAGATTATTCTGTTCCTATAGGACATTTAGGAGATGGATATCATAGTGTTGTAGTGTCACCAGAAGTTAAATATGGACCATATGATTTACCTGAAATGAATGTAGAAGGATGGGGGATAACTCAAGATCCAAAATATTCAGATGAAGAATGGAAAAATTTAGCAGAAAAAACAATATAGAATGACACAACGTTATCTTTAGGAGATGCAGTTAAATATATGTGGGCTTTAAATCATCCAGAGTTTCGTGTGAATCCATTTCTTAGATCTGGAAGTATCCCAGTTCAACCTGGACCATGGAATAGAGAACTAATAACACAAGTAGATTATGAGGGGTATTTACCTTCAGATAATCCAAAGTATGGAGGGTCAGGAGAAATTACATATGACTATAGCCCATCAAGAGTACAAACATATCAAACTAGAAAATATCCTCCTGAAGATTTTAATAATAAAGAACGTTTGTATCGCTGGTTGGATAGATTTTATAATATAAAAAATAGACTATATAAACGCACCAAAGAATAAATTAATTAAAACTATGACAGAAGAATACGAATTTTTTAAAGACTTTGCAGGAGTAACTAAAGCCGATTTAGAGATGTTTAAATGTGGTGGGAAGAAAAAGAAAATGGCAGAAGGAGCCAAGGTAGATAAGAAGAAATAGACTACTGGTGTAGTAACTAAAACTGAAAGAAACTGGGACGAAGGATAGACTGCCAACATTCATAAATATCCAGGAACAAAGTAGCCTGCAGATACAGTAGTAAGAAATGATGAAAAAAATCCTACTTATTACAGATATGCTAATGGTAAAACAAAGCCCGCAACTTAGGCTGATTTTGAAAAAGGACGTAAAGGTAAGAAAAAATAATGGCACGAGGCCGTAAAAAGAAAGTAGAAAAATTAAGTGAAGAGTTCTCTTAGGAAGTACAAGAGTTAAGAGAATCTTTATTCAAAGAACCAGAAATAAAATGGGATGTGCCTAAGGATTAGGCTATTGAATACTTTGATCCCGTCTTATCATATGAATTAACTAAGTATAGACCTATTGACGAAGAAAGAGGATTGGACTTCGATCCATCCTGGTTCACTGAAGCCAGGGATACTAAGTTAGCTACTGGTAAGTATTGTGCATATCCACCAAGAACAAAAGCATACCACGATTTTTGGAAAAGAGAATATGATCGATGTAATAATGGAATGGAATCTCATGGTTATAGAATTACTGGAGATAACTACTTCTTTTTAAATTACTATCAACTACCAGAATCATAGGTAGAAAAGACAGGTCAGGGTCGTGGTAAAATTTATCCTGCCTTTCTAAGCAAACAATATGAGTATTTCCACTATATTGAAATGTGTGAATATACTAGGCACGATGTGCTAGCCGTAAAAAGTAGAGCGGTAGATAAAGCCTGCCGCCCATATGAGTAATTATATGGTAAAAATTCCGAAAAATCGGTGAAGACTAAGGTGATTAATCACGAATTATTATGAATAAAAATTAGCAATTAAAATTTATAGAGGATAATTATCCAGCATATACAAATCATATCTCTTCTAGAAAATTGAGACATGACTTCTTTAAAAATATATAGATAGAAATTCAAGCATATTTACTTGGATTTTATGTAGCAGATGGAAGTGTGGACCAAAAAAGAAAGACATTAAGAGTCCATATACAAGAGAGAGATTCTTATATAGTTAATTTATTTAGAGACTTCATTAGCCCAGACGCAAGAACTTTTCATAAAGCTAAAGGAAAAACTACTGGAAGAAATGGAAAATAGATAAATGCTAATCCGTCGTATGGAATTGATATTACTAGTAGTATTTTAGTAGAAGACTTAGTAAATATGGGTTACGGATATTAGAAGTCTTATAGTGAGTTTGAATTACCAAATCTAAATGACAAACTAATTTTACATTTTATTAGAGGCCTATTTGATGGAGATGGAAGTTTCACAGCATATATAAGAATTGACCCAGGAAGGAGTCCAAGAAAAGCAATAACTTGGAGCATTGTAAGTAAAACAAAATCTATATTAGAATCAATACGAAATTTTTTGTTAAAATACGATATAAATTTAACAATAAATTATTTAAAAAGAGATGATATGTATAGATTATAGACAAGTTCTATAAAAACTCTTGAAAAAATATTTCATCTATTGTATGATAATGCTAATTTTTATTTAATTAGAAAATTCGATAAAATTAATTATTATGTTAATACCGAGGTAAGTCAGATCATCACTGACCACTGTAACGCATAGGAAGTGAACGTTAATGAGAGTAATAATCTTCCCACGAGTCCGGAACATCCTAACTAGGATGAAAATGTATGCTGAACTTATAGGAAACTATAAGAACTATAGGATAAAAAGCCTATAGGATAACAATTGGGGCTTTTCAGAAATAGCTGCATCCTTAGGAGTTGGTGTTTACTCAACTCGAAGAAACGCTCACTGTGTGTATACTGCTTTTGCTCAAGGTCATCTAGATGACGTACTAGGTAAAGCCTGGTTCTAGTTAGACAACTTAAATGCAGATACAGAAGGCGGTATGCGCCATGTGAGACAAAAATACAACTCAGACTTATACAAGAAAGCATCTAAAATTAATAAACAACGTGAGGAACTTCCAGATAGCTGGGGTTCTGATATTGAAGGAAAAGTAGTAGATAAACCTCGTAAACTTCGTGGTGATCGTATTGACCGATTATTTTTTGAAGAGGCCGGATCTAACCCAGTTTTAAAGAAAACATACATTCAAGGAAACGCTCTTGTAGAAGTCATGGGTAATAAAATTGGAACTAGATTCGTCTGGGGTACCGGTAGGAAAAAATAATACCTCCACCAGTTGTAAATGTCAAAAGTTTTTCGTACATTTGTAGTATGAAAAATTTAGAGAAAGAAAAAATTATTGTTCAAGCTCTGGTTGAATATAAACAGTCAGGAGATATAAGCTTAACTAAGTTAGCTGAAAAATATAAGATTAGTAGAAAGACTCTCACAAAAAGATTAAAAGATGAAGGGTATCCAATAATAAATAGACAAAATGAAGTAAGAATTGATGAAACTATGTTTGATGTTATAGATTCTGAAGAAAAAGCTTACTGGCTTGGATTCTTATATGCAGATGGAAATATTGGATCTAGTGAACATAAATTAGAAATGAATCTTCAAGCTTCAGACTGGGAACACATGAAAAAATTCCAAGAATTTTTAAAGTATAAAAAAGATGAAGTTAGAATTAGACCAAGTTATGGTAAAGGAGGACCAGTGTGTAGATTTTCTATAAGAAATAAACATATTTGGACTGCATTAAATGAAAAAGGATGCACTCCTAGAAAAACTTTAACTCTTTGTTTTCCAGATAAATCTTTATTTAAAGACCCTAAGCTTCTTAGACATTTTATGAGAGGATATGTTGATGGTGATGGTTGTTTAGGAATATATCCTACAAAAACTGGAATAGATACAATTTTATCTATTACAGGTATGAGAAAATTTTTAGAAGCATTTGCCAAAGCATTGGGAGAAAATGCAACAATATATGATAAGAAAAACTCTAAGGCAAGTTGTTTACAATTTGGATATAGAAAGGCAAGAAAGATTGCAAGATTCCTATATGATGATGCTACAATTTATTTACAACGAAAATTTGACATTTACAAAGAATTCTGCCGGCTCGAAGAGCAATCTTCGATGATGAAATCGAGCAAAAACGGTGAAAGCTGAAATGCTAATACCGTGCTAATCTTTTAGATTGCGAAAGGCTAAAAGACAGTGTAACGCATAGAAACTGAACAAATATAATGTTTCCACGAGTGCTCGGCATCCTACACGGATGAAAATATATGCTGAACTAATACGAATAGAAAGTATTAGAATCTAAGGATAAAAAGCCTTAGAGATAACAAAATTGGGAGATGGTGCTTATATGGGTGACCTCAGTGATATGTTCTATAATCCACAAGGTTTTAATGTATTACCGTATCGCCATAACTATACTAGAAATGGAGAATATATATTAAGTGGATTCTTTATTCCTTCTTTTACATTCGTTACTGCTCCTGGATTTATTGATCATAGGGGAGTTACTAATACTAAAAAAGCGAGAGAGTTTAGAGAAAAGAAGAGAGAAGCTTTATTATATGATCCTAAAGCATATTTAATTGAATGTGCTGAGTTTTGCTTCACTCCAGATGAAGCATTCGCTCTAGAAGGCGAGAATCAGTTTAATAAAATTCTACTTGCAGATTAGATGGCTCAAATTCTAATGGGAAATGGGCCTAAAGAAGAAATTGGTGTACTTGATTACAAGTTTAAAGACGGAAAGGTAGGACAAGAATTTGTAGAAGGCGTTAAGTTTACTCCAAAACTTGAAGGGAAAGTACACATATTAGAAAGACCTAGAGAGGATGATAATAAAAAAGTACCCGTTAATCTTTACGTAGCAGGGATTGATGGAATTGATATGGGAGGAGAAGATACCTCAGAATACACAAAAGATCCATCAGAATTCTGTGTTGTTATTCTTCGTAGGATGTTTGGGACGCATCCGCCGCAGGTTGTGGCTTATTATAAAGATAGGCCTTAGAAAATTAAAGATGCTCACATAATATGCTTAAAATTACTGTAGTATTATAATGCTCAAGCCTGTCTTGAGTCTACAAGAATTTCTATATTACAGTTCTTTAGAGAGAAAAAATGTGAGAATAAATATCTAATGAGAAGACCAAGATCTTGTCAATCTGATATTCAAAATGGAAAGAGTCGTTAGTTTGGAGCACCGGCTACAGAAAGTGTAATTAGGCATTAGTTAGATTTAATATCTGATTACATTGATGAATACTGTAGTGAAATATGGTTTAAAGAATTGTTACATGAATTGTCTACTTATTCTTATGAAAATAAACGTAAATTCGATATGGTAGCGGCTTTAGGAATGGCTATGCTAGCAAATGAAGAATTAATGTTTGTTTAGCCAAAAATGGATAATTCTGATAAAGAAAAGTTTAGACCATTTGGATACTGGGTTGATGAGAGAGGAATAAAACATAAAGGAATAATTCCTCAGCAACGTGACTTCTAGATTTAGGAAACATTTACAAATCAATCATATACTGTAGATATGTATGGATATGAAAGACTTAGAATCAGCAGTTAGGGAATTAATTGAACAAATTTATGAAGCTAAGTATACAAGACCATTATATGTGAAAGAGTTACAGCGTTGGGATGGGAGCACATTAGGATATAAACTAATTTTACCTTTAAATAAGGATGAACGCCCAATAGAATTAGCTATGGAAGGAAACAAAGATTAGTTTCTAAACTTTGTAAAGGATGAATTGACACATAATGGTTATAATCGAGTAAAATTCTATACTGCACAAAAAATATATTTTAGTCATGGCTGCTGCGAGAAATGATGATTACATAATAGAGAATATTGATAGAGCTATAAGTGAATTAGTTTACGATAAATGGAAACTATAGAAAGCTTATAACTATTATAATGGAAAAAGAGATCCAGAATAGTTTAGGTATCTTGAAGAGAACTTTGGTATCGGTAATCCAACATCTGTTGAATTTACTCCACTTATCAAAAAGCACATTGATGCCTTAATTGGAGAATACTTAGATATACCAATACTACCTAAGGTTTCTTGTAAAGATTCTGCAACTATTTCTAAAATACAAGAAGATTTACAGGCTGAAATAGATAAACAGTTATACAATTATTACTAGAGCAAAATATAGAATGCTAATTTGTAGTTTCAAAGAGGAGAACAGCCTTAGGAAGATAAGGGTATGGAACAACAAATGCAGAAAATTGAAGATGAAATTAATGATAATTTTATTAGTGAATATGAAATTGCAGCTCAAAATGTAATTGAATACATAATTCAGTCAAGGCAAACAGACTTAAAGAATAAATAGCAACAGATGTTACTTGATTTATTAACATCTGGTTTTGCTGTATTCAGAGTTAAACCTTCGCCTAACGGAAATAATGTAGTAATAGAAGTTTGCAACCCTATGAATATATTTCCAGATAGAAATCCAGAATCTCCATATATTACTGATGCGTATAGAATTGTTCATCGCAAATGGATGACAAAACAACAAATTCTAAATTAGTATGGTAAAGAGTTAACTCAGGATAGTAGAAGTGAATTAGAAGATTTGTACGAACATTGCTCTGAATATAGCTATACTTACGTAAGAACATCAGCTGGGTTACATCACCACTCTTTAGCAGAAGGTGACATAAAGGGAGTAGCAAATGGACAAGTTGTTGTTCCCGGATATCCTGGAGATCCAGGTGACTTATATAATTATAAGTTACTGCCAGTTTACGAAGTTGAATGGATTGATATTGATAAAGAAGGGCAAGATTATGTACAAAATAGATACGAAGGTGTCAGAATAGGAAACTCTATTTATGTAACTACTGGTAAATCTAAAAATATAATCAGAACAGTTTCAGACCCTACACATTGTACTTTATCTTATGGAGGTTTATATATTTTAAACAGAGATAATGAACCTTCTTCATTAGTACTTCAATGTGCCAATTTGCAGGACAAGTATGATGTTGTAATGTATCTACGTGATAATATTCTCGCCAATTCAGGTACTGCTGGTGATTGGTTAGATGTATCTATGTTACCTACTTTTCTTGGAACTGATACTGCTGAGAGAATTTAGAAGTGGTTAGCTTATAAAAAGACTGGTATGGCTCTAATGGACTCATCACAGGAAGGTAGAGGTTTTAACAATAATACATTTGTTGCTGGTTATGATGATTCAGTAAAAGCTCAAGTAATTTAGGCTTTTGATTTAGTACTTCTAAGAATTGAGGAACAAACTTCATCTATTACTGGAGTATTTAGAGAAAGATTAAATGGTATTACACAAAAAGATGCTGTGTCCAATGTAGAAGCGGGAGCACGAAACTCTTTTACAATCACTAAGCCATTTTATTAGAAAATGGATACGTTGACCGTAGAGTTGCTTAGTGGTTGTCTTGATATGGGAAAAATAGTATGGAAAGATGGCTTGCAAGGAACTTTAATTCTTGGCGATAAACTTTAGAAAGTGTTTAGTGTATTACCAAAGTATTATACTCATACAGATTTTGATGTACACATTGTTGCTTCAACGCAAATTTTAAAAGACTTATAGGACATGAAGAGTATTGTTATAGAACTTATTAAATCTGGAATAATAGAACCAGATATGGCTGCAGATGCTCTGACATGTAAAAGTCTCACAGAACTTAAATATACTATTAGAAAAGCCTGGGCTAAGAAGAAAGAAGAAAATAATTAGATATAGCAATTATCTCAATAGCTAGAAGAAGCACAAAAAGCTGTACAATAGCTACAATAGCAAAATCAACAGTTATAGAAAGAAGTCGAGAAGAATAACGAAGCACAGCTTGAAATTGAGCGAGAAAGACTTAAAGCTGATACTCAAATTAGGTGGTATGAAGCTCAAACCAATAGAGACTTTAAAACTAATCAAGCTGAAGTCGATAAATAGAAAGTGCAAATAGAACTTAACTAGTTATATGATGGTAACCCTTATAATGACCAAATAAGATTTACACGATAATGGAGAAAATTTTTGATATAGTCCTTTCAAGTTTTGATTTTGGATATACTCTATCTGTAAATATACTTACATATTTATGTATTAAATTTATAGATTCTATAAATGGAGACAAAAAGATTCCAACTTGGACTAAACGAATAGTAGCTGTTATTTGTGGTAGTGCTCTTGGTGGAATTATAATTACAACTCAAGGGTATAATAACATAATAATATATAGTTTTATATTGAGCTTAATTAGTTGGGATGTTATTTTTAAACCTTTATTAAAATATTTTAAAAACTTAGATTATAATGACAACAGAGAACTTAGGGAATCTTAATGTATTAATTAACGGACGTGACTTTGATGAATATGAATAGGTTAATTTTGATTTATTTAATATTCCATATGATGGAGCAGTGTCAGTTTATTTTATAACTAAAATTAATTTTGATTTAACTGCAGAACTATTAGATAATAAGTCTCCGTATAAGATTATAATTCATAACACAGGAGAAACTATTTAGACTAGAAATGTAGATTCATTTATTTTTCAAGTCCCAAGTGATGGATATTACGAAGTTATATCTTTGACTTTCCCAACTACTACATATATCGAAGATGGATTAGGATATTCAATAGGAAGTAGAGTAACCCAAGACCTAGATAAGAATATTATTGCAGCTAATATAGATGAATGTAATAAAATCAGTTTTAAAATTCTTACCCATTCATAGGACAAAGAAACTGGATATTATGAACATATCTGGTCTGGATGGAAAGATATTTCATTAGATGAAATTTTAATACTATTAGAGCAAGAAGAAAAATTAGATAATGTAAATGAGGTTACAGTACGAAAAGATTCACAGTCTGTATTTGTAATAGATAATCTATATAGATGTTATATTAATAAAGCAAATGATTTATTAAATATTTATTCTGGAGATTCTAACTTTTGTGCGTCAAATTCTTTATGTAGAGATTCTTTAAATAAGTATAAATCTGAAATACAAATTCGAGATTACTTGTGGATGGCAATTAATGTTATTAAATACTGTATTCAAAATTGTCAATATCTTAAAGCTTTAAAAGTTCTTAATTGTGTTACCACTTGTGCTGGAGTTTGTTCAGAGGATGCTGTAAGCTCTAAAACATTAAAAGGTTGTGGATGCAATAAATGAACTTAAGTTGTAGATAATTGAAGAATTTTTACAACTGTGTAAATCGTATTCAAATGGTAACATGGACATATGTTATCAAGATATGCTAAACAAAATTCAGTTTATTGAAATTAAAGATACAGTAAAACATCCAGATATTTTAGAGCAAATATTTTTAAAATAAGTTTTTATGACTGATATTATTAATTTAAATAGTATTAAATCTGATTGTGATTGCAATAAACCAAAAGAACCTAAATGTGGATGTCATGCTCCACAACCCACATAGAATTATACACAAATAGATTTAAGTAATTACTGCTTTAAAACAAAAAATTTATTTAGCGAGTTAACTAGCGAATGGCAACGTAGTGAGGCTAGAACTAACCTAGGAATTTCAGATATTGTAGGATTGGAACAAACATAGACATCTACTGAACCAGGAGAACCTAATGTTTGGACAATGAGCATTGCTAAGAATGGAAACATATCAACCTATGACTTTGTAGTTAAAAACGGAAATTCTGGAAAAAACGGAGAAGACGGAAAAGATGGTGAATCCGCAACTATAAAAATTATGGATATCGAAATGATATCACACAATGGATCACCTTCAGCCGTTAATAGAGGTACTGATACTAATGCATTATATACATTATATATTCCATATGGAGAACAAGGTAAACAGGGAGAAAAAGGAGATCAAGGACTATCTGCACTTGAGGTTGTAAATGAAGATCGACAAAGACAACATCTTGCTCCATATACATCTGTAGAAGCATGGCTTAAGGATTTAAAAGGAGCTGATGGCGAACCTGGGCCTGCTGGTCCTTCAGGATCGAACGGAGAAACTTATAGACCAATATTCTTATATAAAACTGAAACTGTAGGCGAAGATAGTCAAAGTACAGATGAGTTAAATATGTTACTACAAAATCGTGTAACATAGTTAAGTGTAGATTTAACCACAATTAACGGTGAAGGTTGCTCTGTTTAGCATGCTAGAACTTTAGGTTGGTCTGCTTCTGTAGTTTCTCCTACAAACGATAGTGAATTTGTTTTTATGGCTCAAAATGTTCTTAAAATAAACCAAAATGACATTGAGCAAAGTGAAGTTTTAAATAAGTGGAATGTTGTAAGATTAACTGCAATACGCGGTGCCACAGGACCTTAGGGACCAGCTGGAAATGATGGAACTAATGGTTAGGATGGCACATCACGATTCACATCAATAGTATTTACTAGAACTAGTATGGATTTATCTAATACAGTTTTAACTGGCGGAACTTATGAAAATCCAAAACCAAAGCAAACTATATTAAATGGTACGACACTTGGTAATATTGTTTGGTCTGATGGAATTCCTACTGGATCTGAGTAGATCTGGGCATCTTCAGCAATTTTTTATGACAATGAAACAGAACCAGAATGGGAACATCCTCGTAGATTATCAGATACTCCAGTATATGACATAGAATTTGCTCTTGAAACTGATGGTAGAACACCTCCAGCATATCCTGATTCAACCAATAGATATGGAACGGGGTCTAATTAGATATGGTATGATCCAGAATTAGACAAAAATACTACATTACCACAAGGTAAAACATGGTCTGATATGTGCTGGTGTGCTGTGCAGAAGAAAGTTAATGGAGTTTCTGGTACTTGGATAATAATAAGAATTAAAGGTGAAAAAGGAGAAGATGGTAACGGTGAGGGCAGTTAGGGTCTAACTGGTCCTGTTATTCGTATGAGAGGAACTTGGGATCCTGACGCTGGATTAGGTGGAAATCATCCAGACTGTTATAAGAATTAGTCTGCTTCATAGCCAGACAGTACTGGTTTAAGGTTTATTGATATTGTTGTTCATAATGGATCGTATTGGAAAGCCAAACCAATTGATGGATGTATCCCATCTGGTGAACAAGGAGAACCAAAAAGCGGAAGTCTTTACTGGGAACCAGCAACAGAATTTGATTTCGCTTATATTGATACATTAATATCTTAGCACATAGGCAGTTTAACTTTAGATACTGAAGAAGTTAGAATCCACAAGAGAACATCTGATAGTAATAATGTTGTTACATATGATTCTATTGTAGCTGGTATGACCGGTGGAACTGAAAAAGATAATGAAACCTTATATAATGATACTGAAAATGCTGTAAGAATTTGGGCAGGACTTGGTTCTGGAAGTACTGAAAATATTGTAGGAGCAACCGAAAATAACAAGTATAATTTGCGCTTAGAGAATGCACCATTTAGAGTTCACCAAGACGGACATTTATTTGCAAGTGATGCTGATATTGAAGGAACTGTGCAAGCTAATACTTTGCGCTTAGGAGAATTAAAAAACGGTAATGGAACATTTAAATAGGCTGATAACGATAACACTATTACTCTTCCAGATCTTCCTGGAAATTTGACACAAATGTTCTATTTATTAACTAACAATGGTTATGCTCCAGACATCAAACCAAATACAAATGATAATATTTAGACTCCAAGTGGTACTTTAATAACATCTTCTAACACATATCAAACTAGTAAAAATAAATTATATCAATGTTTTGGAATTAATCATACTTGGTATATTGTTGAATAGGATGTTTGGGCAGCTTCTTCTGTTATTGATGAATAGTCTTCCGCTGGAATTAAATAGATAACTTTAATTCCAACCGATCAATGGACTCATCCGTAGTCTGGAGAAAATACACAGGATCAATGGTTACTGTAGACTCAAAATATATAGGGGAGTTTATTAGTAGAATTATTTAACAATACTGATGATTAGCAAGTTATTAATGTTCCAGACATAGATATAACTATTAGATACAGTGCTGCTCAAATAAACTAGGACTTATCTATATAGGCTCCAAATATACAAAACATTTATGCTGTAGAGTATAAAGTAAGAATAAGTTTAGGACAATTTACTGTAAACGCAAATCCTAGTTTAATTTCTGATTCTTATACTATGAACCAAAATGGAAATTACACATAGATTGTATCAGTTGGATATAATGGAACTGACCGTAACCCACAACCTAATAAACCTGATATTGGAAACGCAGTAATTACTCCTAACACAATTCAATACACATTTGGTTCTACAAACAGTTATACTACTATTAATCTTACTAACATACCTATTAATTAATTATGGATTGCGGACAGAAGAACAAAAATATAAATAAAATTCCATGCGGTTGTGTTCCGTTTCAAGAGAAGGAAGTATTGTCTACAAAATATTTCAATGTAGACAATACTTTTGATGAACTTAAAACGAAAAAACAAAAGGCTGATGCTAGAAAAAATTTAGAAATTCAAGAGATAATAAATTTTGAACAAACAAAAGAAAGTACTGAATCAGGTGATTCAAATATTTGGACTATGTATACATCTCAAGGAGACAGTAAAAAAGTATATAATTTTAAAGTATACAATGGAAAAGATGGTAAAGACGGTAAAGAAGGAACTGCTCCTGAAATCGTAAATGGATATTGGGTTATTAACGGAAAAAGCACTAATGTTCCTGCATAGGGTAAAGATGGAGAAACTCCAAGAATTGGAGAAGATGGATACTGGTATATAGGAGATCAAAAGACTGATGTGAAAGCTCAAGGTAAAGATGGTAAAAATGGGACTAATGGAACAAATGGCAGTAAAGGGGATAAAGGTGATAAAGGTGATAGTCCAGAAATTCGCAATGGATATTGGTATGTAGGAAATGTAAATACTGGAGTAAAAGCAAAGGGAGAAGATGGGGCAAATGGTACAAATGGTGCTCAAGGAGTTGGAATAAGTACAATTAAAGAATTCTTTAAAGCATCTAATGCACCCTATGGAGAATCAAGTAATTCAGGTACATGGACCCAGCAAATTCCAGAGTTAAATAGTAACAAAAAATATTTGTGGAGATATGTTTAGACTGAATTAACTAATGGCACAGTACAAAAAACACTTCCAAATATAATTAATACTTTTGTTAGTGGAGGTCAAGGAGGATCAGTAGATGAAGGAGTAATTGAAGAAATACAAGAACAAATTGATAATATTACTAATAGAATAAATAACTTTGAGACTGTTAAGTCAGATGGTTATTATACTATTAAAGTCAATGAATTATCAAACATTCTAAATTCTAATGGCTTTTTTGATATTAAACCTTAGTATAATATTGTTAGAAACGGAAATGAGGAAGAATTTTACGTAACTCGTGGTGTTATACAAAAAGTCGCTTTTGACGATGCTACTGATGCATTATTACAATCAACATATGGAGATGCTCCTAGAACAAAACATTATACAGATGATCAATATAAAGTAATGTATTATAATGCTTTAGCTATTTCTAAAGCCATACAATATGCTTACGAAACTGGTTATGCTGGTGTTATTCTGCCTAGGGGTGAATACAGTTTTTGTGCTATTAACTCTGGTGTTTCCAATGATATAAAAAACTGTATATAGGTAATGCATGTTAAAAACTTTGATATTAACTTAAATGGAAGTACTTTAAATTTTTAGGTTGATTCAAGGGCATTATACTAGAATCCATGGATTGATCTTCGAGACGAAAGTAAAGGTAGATGTACTGGAAACTTATATTTTCAATTTTATGATTCTTTAACAGCAGCAGTTGTAGATTTTTGTACAGCTATCCATAATTACTACAATTCTACAAATTAGTCTGAAGAACAATTAGAGGCTAAAAATATTTTAAAATTCTTTGGTTGGGTTCCAGGATGTAGCGCATTAGATAATCCAAGATTTGTTTTTAAGTTAGCAGACAAGAGCAGCGCGAGTGCTTCAAATCCAACAGTAGAGGCTGAAAAAGCTAAACTACCGACTGCCATAAACGATGCAAAAGATTTAATTCAAGACAACACAAGTCCGGCTTGGACAACTGCAGATTGGACATTAATTGATAATGAATTAGATAAACTAACTACGTTATTCAATAATAATAGTGTTAAATTTGAGGTAGCTGCATTAAATACATAGAAAAAGATCTGTATGTACGTTGGACAAAGGATGTAGTACTTAGGAAAATACTATCCAACCTTCTGGATGAATACTAAAGAGTCAGGAGATTCAGATGATGCTACAGATGCTGACGTAGTTTGGATGACTAACTCAGCACAAAGACATCCATATTATATAAGTGCTAATTCTGCATATATTGTCTAGGATAATTTATATACGTCTAGTGGAATCTTAAAAAAGAAATATGCAGAGTTAGATGAAAATGGCGACTATATAAAAGAAAATGGAGAAATTGTTGCCACTGAAACTATACAAAATTACTTCGCTAAGTATGGAAAAGATATTAAGTATTACACTTTAAGTGGGTAGCGTGGAGAAGCTTATTTGCGACTAAGTCATGCTGGAACACTTATAGGTATTAGACATTGTGATAATGTTTCACTACATGACGGAGTATTAAGAGGAGATAGACATTTCAGAGACTGGAGTTTCTTCCCTGAACAGTAGCGAAATCAGGAAAATACTGCTGCAGTAAGTTTATCTGGAGCTTTTACAAATAATATTCATTTATATAATTTAGTAATATCTGGATTTGCTGCAGATGCTATTTCTAATACTCCAAAGAGTTCTTCTTACTATAGAGAGCCAATATGGTTTGGGGATTGGGTAACAGAAAGTTAGGAAAAAAATAATATTAAAAAGAAAATAATTCCTACAAATATAATTCCAAATAACGTTTATTAGGTACATACAAGAAGTGATAAACCAGTAAATACTAGATTAGGCTTTTATCCATATAAATATGTTAGTACTAGTTCAACTCGATGGGAAGCAACAAAATAGGATGTAAGTAATGATGAAAATAAAGTTCTATTAACGGGATACATTGAGTTAAAGACTTATACTCCAGAAAATGAACAATATGTTCCAGATTATTTTAAAGATAAACTAAATGACAGAATCTTTTCAGTATATGGATATTCTAGAGTTGTACACGCGTACACACCGATGTTGGAAATTATTACGTTCGCAGGAGGAACACACGATGACATAAACAACCCTCCATTGAGAAAAATAACAGTTACCAGCTACGACCAATTTAAATTGTATCCAAATGAAAAATATATAAGAGTACAACTTCTTAGGGAAAAGAAATCTGATTTCTCTAGTAATATAACATTTACTACATCTAATAACGTTGATTACCCAGGTGAAGGACTTGTAAGATTCCTTGTAGTTCCTAAATTGAATTAGAATTTAACATTAACGGATTGTGTTATAAGAGATAACGGGCGTGGTGCTTTCGTTGGAGGTTTTAATGATGTATTAGTTGATAGATGTATCTTTGATAAACGTGGTTCTAGACATCGTAACTTAGCTGCAGGTGGTGAACCTACTTATATTGGTGATGGAACTAACTACCATTTCGACTTTGAAGAATACTTTTCTGGAGGATTAGTTGTAAGAAATTCATACTTTACTGGAACTCCACATACTGGAGCTTTCTTCGTACCATATGTATATAAATTAAGATTTGAAAATAATGTAATTTATAGATGTACTCCAGGTTCTGGAAATTGTATTGATGCAGTATTTAGAAACAATAGATACTTTGATACTGGATTCCCCTTATGTAGTAGAGACTACACTATGTTCGGTTCCAAGAGTTGGTCTAAATATAATCATAAGAGTATTATTTACGATTCAAACTTTTACTATGGAGTAAAACCACACATGATAGGTAATGGATCTTCTAATACTACGATAAAAGTAGTAAACTGTTCATTTTATTTTAACGATAATACTACTGCAGTAGATTCTTCTGTAAAGATAGTCAATCATTCTAAACATGATATTACATTTATAAATTGTAATTTTGAAGCTAAAAAAATTTCTACGCCAGACAAGAGTCCAAATACAGGATTCTTAGGAAAACTAGAAAACTGTTATATTAAAGGTGGACATTGGACTGTAATTGGATTAAATAATTGTACTTGCGAAGACGCGTCTTTTAAGATTTTACATCTTGATACATCGACTAATGAAACAGACAAAATTATTTCTTCCTCTATTAATAATGTTTCAGGTATAGATTTGAATACTTTCTGGTATAATAATAAGTTAGATCAAAAATATACAGTAATTATTTAGGTAAATAATTGTGATATAAAATTAGATTTAACTGCAGAGTACTTAGGAAGCAGCCAAGTAAAAGAAATATATGTTGTATATAATAACTGTATATTTAGACCTGGAACTTGTGATTATGATAGTCAAACTACATATTTCAATCGCGCAACTCAGCCACATCATTATATATTTAATAATTGTGATTTTATGTAGTTTAAATCACAAGACTATATTTTTGGAGGTTCATTTATAAATGGAACCAGAGGCGCAGGCTCTTAGAGAAAGGTATCTATGTTATTTAACAATTGTTTAATGCCAGAAGGTATAAAATTAGACAAAGGAACTAATTCTAATATAATATGCTATAGTACACAAGGTCCAACAAATAAGAAACCATATTTTGTTCCTTATGGATTTGCATATTATGATACCGACGAATAGAAAATGTTCTATAGAATTAAAAATACTACAGATGATGACAATATATGGGGTACACAGCCTCTGTGGGTTGATGCTCTTGGAAATAGTTAAATCAATAATCAAAATATATAAATAAATAATAATTAATTTAATTATGGCTTGTGGACAAAAATCAAAAACAAATGACTCAGGAGTACATTTAACAGAAAGAACATGTTCTCCTTATAATCCAATTATTAAATAGATGGTCGATGATTGTCTAGGTATTCCTGTATATCCAGTTTCTAGTATTGATGCAATCATAGATGAAGACGGAAATACCTTAAGAAGTTTATTAGCCGAAGTTAATACTATTATAATGGCAGACAATCCTAATATAGATAAGTTAACTTAGAAGATATAGGAAATTAATGCTGCTCTTACTACTATTTAGGAAAATGTAGAGAGCAAAGCTAAGGCATCAGATTTAGATAAACTAAAAGCATTAATTTGGCTTATTAATCGTTTAGGATATTTTAACTCAAGTGACGAAGTGCCTAATGATCTTGAAGTTGAAATTAATGATAACAAATATTATCCAAAAATAGTTAGCGTAATAAATAGTTTATCGAGTGATATAAGGGATATTCAATCACAACTAGGAGACGATACTCCAGAAGGCAATTCTATATATAGTAGATTGCAAGAACTTTCTGATCAATTAAACACATGCAGCACACTATTATATAAAATTGCAAATGTTAATAATGATTATTCTAACTCAGAACCAGAGTTAGAATTTACTGAATAGAATACTGAACAAATAGTTCAAATTATCTACGAAATACATCGTATAAAAAATCAATTATTAAATAAAAAAGCAGATTTAGATTCTAGTCTACTTGAAGAAGGTATAAACAAATTAGATATATCTCAATACCCCTATACAAATTTAAATTTTAACTTTTTAATTCCAGGATTTTTAACTGAAGATTGCAAAATTGATTTCGAAAATCATAGTGCAGAGATAAATGCGTATAAAGCTGATTTAGGAAACTATGAATCAGAGTTTGTTTTACAAATGAAATTCAATGAACCGTACTATTTAGCTGGTTATGATATCTCAACTGGAGTTCAAAATAAGTTTGATATTTATCCAATAGTATGGGAATCTAATGAAGTTAGTACTAATAAATTTAGAAAACCACTATATATAAAAGATGATGATAATCAGTACATTCCAGCAACTCGACAAACAGGAAATATTACGGAATATGCATTTGCGGGTGATGGAGTAGTTAATGTAGATGAAATAAAAGCATTAGTTTCAGGTATTATGAGTGATGATATTGGACCATACTACATTAAGACTGGACTCGATAGTTATACTCATTTATATGACATAAATGAAGATAATGAATTATCTCTAAGCGATATTAATGCTGTAATAAACTACATATTAAATCATAATTCAATCACCGATACTGGAAATATAACTAGTGGAATGACTGTAGCTGTATGTGCTGAATGGTTAATTGAAGTTATTAATGCAAAATACGGTAAATAGATAACAAATGAGGAGAGTTACTTTAACTATATGTCTTAGCATATAATTATTCTTTAGAACGAATAGCCAAAATATAATGGAATTACTTATTCTTATGATGTGGTTAGTATAGGTATTGACAAGAGTTTGCTGTATACTGACAGAAAACTTTCTAATCCAAACGTATATAACTATGTAAATCGTAAATTACAAACAATTAATGCACTAAATATATAGTCATATGATAATGATTTAAATCCTATAAATAAAAGTTAGACTAATTCATATACCGTAGATACTCCAATTTTAACCTATACAGATGTTTCAACAGAAACATCATAGGATGAAACTAACGATGTTAATACTAACATTACTTATGAACCTGGCAAAGTTTATTATATGCCAGAATATACTACTTTCTATAGATTACTACTTACAGGATTGCCATCTGATAACCTGACTTATTCTCCAAGAATGTATGATGTTGCTGATGTAGCAGCTTTAGTTGAAGCAGTAATGACTGAAAATTCTTATACAAAATAGAAAAATGGAAAGAACTTTGAGAATATATTTGAGTTAACTTAGTCTGACATTTTAAAAACCTTAAAAGCAAATTTTGATATATATTACAGATTTGATTCTCATTACAATAATGAAGATGACGTTGTAACATTTGATGCTCCTGATCAAAATGATCCAAATTATGATAAAGCCTATAAATTATATTAGATTTACACTAGTTTGATAAATATCTTATTTGCACCTAACACATCTCAAAATGGTTCTATATTTACGTCTATTGCAGATATTAAATTATTAAGAGGACGTCATTAGTATATATATCAAGCATTTACACCTGTAGGAACTCCTATTACTCCACCTTCATTAAATGAAAATGATTATCATCTATCAAATAATTAGTAGGATTTAGTTAAAGACTATATATTTTATTATGACAGTAGTAAAGATAGTCCACAGAAAGTAGCACTAGACAAGTATGAACCAGATGTTCGGAAACTTATTTATGAAGGAATTTATGATTTTAATAATGATGGAACGTTAGATGTTGAGGACATAACATTATTAGTAGGACATATACTTGACGGTGCCTCACATCCTATTAGTGAAACATTTGAAGTTTTAACAAATTAGACTTTAAATTATTGCGTAGGAAATAATAATAATACATGTCAGTGGAGAAATCTACTAGCTCCAAATGAAAAAACAATAGGAAGATAGTTTTATGACGATAAAAATGACTACCCAATTATTATTAGAAATTCTGAAAATTTAGATAAACCTCATGTGATAGAACCACTACGTCCTAAACTAAAATTAGTAGGTGGATATAGTGAAGCATATATAAAATTATTAGAAAATAATAAGTTAGTCTCGTGGGTTGACTTAACTAATTTAATTATAGAAGCTATAAAAAATTCAGAACTTCTAGAAAATATAATTTCAGATAATTCTTTTATTAATGCAGTTGCCCAAGCAATTAGCGCTAACTAGAATACAGAACATTAACTATGAAAATTATTGAACTTATTAAAAACAAGCTATTTGATAAATCACCTAAGAAATTAGTGATTTCTGAGCCAGTGTACGCAGAAGGCCTAGCATCTTTAATCTGCGAAGACATAGATGGTAATACTTTAAAGTCAACTAAGATAATTCCACACCACGTGGATCTAGATGCAGATAATCCAATAATTTTTCCAACATTCTATATAACTAAGACTATTGCTAAGCCTGGTATATTAGGAATGCATATAAAGAAAGTTATGAATCTTGATACAGACGATTGGCCACTTGAAGGAAGTATAAACTTACTTACATCTGGAACTATGTATAATGTAATTTAGGATTTATAGAATTAGATTGATGAATTAAAATCAAAGTCTTAATATGAATTGTTCAGACGCAAAAAAGGTTGGCAGTACCAAAAAAGTACTGCCAACCGAATTAATATCCTCTCCAAAAATGTCAGAGGAGCATAAGATAAGTGAAGACTTGATTCTTAAGGTTAAAGAAGACTAGAAATATAATGATATTATAAAAGGTTCTGCTTTAGGTTTAACTTCATATTAGAAACCAACTAAAGGAATTCCTTACAGTGATTTATCAGAAGAAGTTCAAGAAGTGCTAGATAAAGTAAATCTAGATATAATTGAACTTTAGTTTAAATCTAGTGCTGCAGCTGGTATTACACGAAGTGATATACTTAACTGGAATTCTAAACCTGATATAGATGAACTTCCAAACGCTGAAAGTAATAACGCTGTTAAGAGTAAAGGAATTGTTACTTATGTAAATAATATTTTACAAGGTATAAATAGAAATGTCTCTAGTAACTCTAATATGCTTAGTGGAGCACTTAGGCAGAAGCAAGATAGGATTCTTGATCTTGATTCTATTAGACAAGGTGCTATATTGGGAGCAGCTGCTGTATAGGATGAGAACTATGTTCATACTGATAACAACTACACAAACGAAGAAAAAGAAAAACTTTCTTAGTTATCTAATTATGATGATTCTTCTGTAGTAGGAAGATTAGAAACATTAGAGAACGCTGATACACAAATAACTACATTAAAGACTATTAACAATGAATCACTGACAGGTGAAGGAAATATTTGGATTCCTAAACCTATTAAAAAACCTATTGTACACAGATGTATACCTTTAAGACCATAGGTAGGAAATTAGTATTATTTTGAACATGAAGTTTAGATTAAACTGAGAGCTTCTGACTTTGAAACTATAGACAATTTAGAATTAGAATTTCCATAGTCAAATGAATCGAAAGTAGATGTAGTTTTTTATAATAATAATCATTTCATTACATATGCTAATGCAAATGATATTGCTCCAGGAGAACTAATCACGTCTACTTTCTTTGAAGAATATGATTGTGATCTAATAATTTTAAGAATACACACTGGAAATAGATTAATTACGATAAATGAATCTATGATTAATCAATAGACTAAGACATTAGATCTTCAAGCACTATTTAATTATTTAGATAGAGGTAGTAGATCTGATGAAATTGTTAAAATAACAAGCGATACAGTATCCCCATAGTTTAAAATTGTGTATGGAAAAGTAAAATGTATAGCAGAAACTTCTGTAGAATATGTTAAAGACCTACTAAAAGAAAAGCCATTAACATTTGTTCACTTTGATAATGGAGAGATAGAGTTAAAGAATAATCAAATTGGTATAATTTTATATACAAACACTTAGTTAGATGGATATTATATGCATGCAATTTATAGGGACGATGTAAATATTATAGGAAAAGTAACGTAGCCAAGTGCTGGTGAAGTAATTTTTACACCTATATTTCCTATAACTAAATATGAGAATTGGAGCATTCATAGTATTTACTTTGTACATCCTATAAATTGTAAGTATATTAATAAAAAATTAAGTTTTTTTTACAAAGTTTCTGGAAGCCGAGATTAGGCTAGAAGTAACAAAATGTGTAGATTACATGTAGAAACAGGATCAAAGTTCATGAAATCCGTTAAAGAAGTTAGAAAAAAAGTACGTAATAAATATATATCAAGTGTTCCTCTTAAAGTTCTCTTTGTTGGCCTAGATGTTGATAATACTTTCTCAAATATAGTACCACATTGGTAATATACTTTGCAATAGGGACAAAAAAATGCCGGGGTATCTAAGATCGCCCCGGCGCCTTGATGATATCGTCCCCAGCATTGTTAGAACAAAGGTACTATAAATTTACGACACAAAAAAACTTTATATTATAATTTTAAATAAAGTATTAATATATATATTTATAGTAAATATTTATATGTCATGTTACAAATATAGAATATTTTTAATACATAAATATAATTTATAGTAACCAGTTCAAAATATACATCCATTAATAATAAAATATATTTAATAAATGCAATATATTATAAAATATTAATATTTTTAAAATTTATTTTTTATTTTTAAAAAATATTAACTATCTTCGTATACGAAATATAGCGCTATATAGAGATAACATTTGTTAATTATTTTAAATTTCATTTATTTATTATGGACGAAAGAATAAACATTCTTCCTTTTAATGGTTCAAACGACACAGCCACTGCAATGGCTATGATGAACAACAACCCCTGGATGTATTTAGTTATGCTTGCCTTATTTGGCGGAGGCGGTTTTGGTTACGGAAATCGTGGAGCTGGAATCAATGGAGTTTTAGACGTAGAAACTCAAAGTAAGCTTAACAGTCTATCTACACAGATTAATGATAATAATAACAATCAGTGGGCTCGTGAAGCTATTTAGGGAAATACTTTTGCGATCTCACAATTAGCTTAGAATTTAGGAGTGGATTACAATGCACTACAAGGAGCCATTGGTGGCGTTCAAATGGCTATATCTCAGCTTGGAGCACAAAACGGTATGGGATTTGCTGGAGTAACTAACGCAATTAATCTAGGTAATTTAAACTTAGTACAGCAACTTAAAGATTGCTGCTGCAATATTAAGACTTAGATTTTAGAGCAAGGTTATTAGGGAAGAATTGAAACTATTAATCAGACAAATGATTTACAAACAAGTTTACGTACAGAATCTGGTTTAGTAAGAGCTGAAGTGGCTGCCTTTAGGTAGGCTTGGGAAGCTAAAGTATACCAGGACGTAGTAGCTGAAAAGACTAGACTGCAGACTGAGCTAGATTTACTCAGAGCACAACAAGGAACAGCAGCAATGATTTCGCCAGTAACAGCGGAATTAAATTCTCTAAAAACCTAGATGACTAACTTTATAAATAACTATAGTGCAAAAACAGCTACTGCAGGTTGATAGTACAGAAGGGAGCTTCGGCTCCCTTCTATAAATTATTATGAATAATTATAGTCCATTATTTAAAGATTTATCTACAGGATAGCCAGTCTATGTTTTAGTTAAAGGCGCTGAACTAAAGTACATAGAAGGTAGAATTGTAAATATTGGCCTTCCAAGGATGGATATGCCAAAAGAAATGGCAATGCCAAAAAATGTAATAGATATTACGTATGAATTAGACGGTGTAAATTATACAGATACTGTAAATGTAACAGATTC